TAGATTTCGCATGACCAATATGCAGATAGCCATTCGGTTCCGGCGGGAAACGGGTATGTACTGTGGTGTGCTTACCACTGGCCAGATCTTCATCGATGATCTGACGAATAAAGTTAGTCGGGCGGGCTTCTGCCTCACTCATTGTGGATTCCTCAAAGCGTAAACTACGTATAACAGCGTATGATCTTATAAGCCGAATAGGCTGACAACCACTAGTTGATTAGAAATTGCTTTCTATCGTTATTTCAATAATGAGCTTTTTCATGAAGCCCACTTTTGCGCATAAGTAAATTAATGACAAATGGTACACAATTGGAACCAAAAAGGATGTAAAGGTGCACCAAATTAGTGGTGTATTGGTGCACCTTTGGTTCAAGACTTTTTAAGTTCTAAAACCAACCTGAAAGACTTTATTTTGCTTCCTCAGACTCCGCTAACATGAGGATAGCATGGCGGATCATATTCAATTTGCTGCGATTATGCTTTTTACTTAACGCATCAAGTACCTGGTACTCGTATTCATTGAAACCAACACGAATAGATTTAAAATCACGTGGAGCGTCCTTATCGAGCACTTTGTTGTCTTCTGGTTGCTCACCTGGCACCAAATCAGCCTTACTGGCAAAATCCTCAATTCGGCGTTCAAGATCGGGGTCTTTTACTTCGGGGGCTTTTACCGATTTACGAGGCTTAATCACTTAATAACTCCTTAACCAACATCTGGATTTCACCTTTAGCTTTCCCGTTGTCCATCTCAACAACGCCCTTCCCTTCAGCCATGCAATCGCGGTAAACCTTACGATCACGAATGATGGTTTTCAGCAACTTCAGTTGCGGATATTCAGCCAGGTACTCTTTGGCCTCATTGGTTTCATTCACAACCGGATTGGATGGGGCCATTGTTAAGACTGCGAACGCCTTAATGCTAGGATTAGGCATCAGGTCCAAAGCCTCTTCAAACACTTCAACAAAGTGTGCCAGCGTGTCTAAATCTGGTTGAGATGGTCTGAATGGGACCAACACAATATCTGCAGCGGTTATGCCTGTACGCATCTCTTTGCTATCGCGCCCGGCTGTATCAACAACTACAAATTCATAACGCTTATCCAGATCGAGAAGTGTTTCTCGAATATTACCAAACTTCTGGACACAATGAATAACAGGAGAAACCTCTGCCGTGTTACGGTCAGCTGCCCAGCGGGCAGCTGTTCCTTGCTTGTCTGCATCTAGTAACACTACATCCTTATTTGCGCGGGCAAGCTCCGCACAGATGTTTACGCTTGTGGTTGATTTTCCACAGCCACCTTTTTGGCTGACTACCAATATAATCATATCCGTTCCTCGGTGTGATTTTGGTATCAAAACGGTTCCAGATAAGAGCCTTTTTGATGCGGGACAGGCTCTATAATGGAGTCATGAATGTTTGGCAAAGTATAACATCAATCAGACCAAATACACCTTATATTGCATCCTATTTAACACGAAATCAGCCCCAAATTGGAACCAGATACAAAACTGCACCATAACAGCACCTAACTGGTGCCAGATTAACACCAATTAGGCACCATTAAGGCATAAAAAAGGCTGCAATTTGCAGCCTTAAACCAGCACATCTTCTGTCAATCAGGTAGAGAGTCAGCCAGATTGCGCGCCGACGCGCTTTTGGCAACAACTTGCTCCTTCACTGGCTCAATGGAGGCAGGGCGCTCCTCAACCGCAGCTGGTAGTTCCAGGAAGGATGCCAGCATTTTTCGGATCAGCTCCGGATTATTATCTTCGGTCAGCAGGGAAGCCAGTAATCCTGGAAGCCTGCTATCGACTTCTCCCAGCGCAAGCCCTGCCAACAATGCGGTTCTTGCCATATCGCTATGTTTTTTTATCTTCTCGCTCGCCGCCTTTTCATTGGCATAAGCCTCTGGGCGAAGATAAATCATCACTTTCTTACGTTCCTGAGACATGGACATTACCTCGTTAACCGATTGCTTTCAGGCCATGAACAAGAGCAAGTTGCGGGTCATCCGCCACGAAGAAACGGTCATCACGAATATTAACTTGCTCGCGAATTGCATCTGCCACCAGCGGTGCGCCACCACCGATCACCATGACATGCGTATATCCTTTAAAGTCGCCAATCACATCAAGAACGCGGGTACGCAGACGATCAATGCTTGCGGCAATGGCCTTTTTCACATCACCAATCGCTGATGGGTCATTGATATTGTCGTTCAGATAATCTTCATCGTGGCGGTTAATAATGAGCTGATCGACATTGTAATTTGACGTTTCGGTATTGGCTCTGGCAAGTGCTTGCCTTACTTCCCTGGTAACCAGAGAGACGCCAAGATTCGAATCGCCAAAAACACGGGAAACTGCCGTCATTTGCCCGGCGACCATTGAAACATCAAGGGTAGTTCCACCCAAATCGACGATAAGAACAGAATGGGCAGGGTTCAGATTGTCGCACAGGCCAATTCCTGCCGGAATAGACTCCGGGCGTACCGTAACTTTCTTAATCGTGAACACATTGCCTTTATTCAGCGTGACGGGGCGCATAAGGCTGGCTTTCTTGCGCTCGATGTTATCGAGATTGTATTGCGCGTCGTCGTCGTAAAACTCCGCCAGAGGCAGCGTGACCACAATTTCTACTTCCTGCGGCTCAATGCCACTTGTCAGCAGGGCATGGTGAACAGCCAGGACGTTAAGCGGGCTGTATTGCCATTCCACGTTATTCGTCGGCAGAACATCTGGCGAGATCAAATCATACGAATACTTTTCGTCGTCAATGACATAGTTAAACGGCTTGCCCGCACCAAATGTTGCTGACCATCCGCGCTTAAAGCTGTTAGGGCTGATGTGAGTGCGAGTTTCCCCGTCGTGCTCCCACAGCATTTTGATATTGGTTGAACCATCATCGATAAAAATGCGCATCTTCTTGCTCCACTTCTGAGACACATTTGAGAATCAAAATGCAATTTTAAAAGAGAAGCACCCAAAAATCCACACCAAAAGAGATAAAAAAGAGTGATTATTGAGTTCACTTTGAGAATATCTTAATCACCCAATGAATGATGGTCTGACAGTGAGATTTATTTGAGAATGAATTGAGAATACAAAAATATTCCGAAATTTAACTCTCAGTTTGAATGACGAAATAACAAAGTGATGACAATAGGAGGATAACCAGGAGGTGAAGAATGAGCGCAATAGCCACCAGCGACACCCTTTGTTCTGGTCACGGAGGATTTCCGCCGCGACTGGTAGCTGAAACTGTTCCCTGGTTCACCGTTAACGGTAAGCCAATTGTTGTAGATGGTGCCATGTTTCCCAGTCACACTGACGGTAACAGTGCACATCCAGGGGCAGCTGTATCGACGCGAGTATGGTTTTCGATAGGTGGAAAGGGAGTTGTCTGTGTAGGCGATCCGCTTTCTTGTGGTTCTGTTATCGCCAACGGCGAGGATATTTTTCAGGTTGCATAATGCTTGATTCAATAGGTGAAGTTAAAGCCTTCAAAATTCTGTCAGATGCCGGTATCTCTACACCAGAATCTATAACCATAAGCCGGGCAGCTTCTGTAAAAGCCTCATCGCTCGCCAGCGCCATACAGGGAATAGTTCACGCCGATAAAGCCTATCCTGATTCTGTTTCGGCCTGGACTACTCAATTGCTTGGCTTTTCTGAACAGCTCAATGAGGCCAGCAAAGCGTCTTCATTACTGGCTGATTCTCTTTCCCCATACACCAAGCCATCAGAGCTGTTACAGATGAAGATTGGCTGGGAATGCCACGCAAAAGGTAATGAACTGGCACCCACGCCAGCATTCGCTCTCGTGGAGGGGATGGGTAATGTTTCCATACCGCATTCATTAACGGACGCATTGGCGGCGCTAAAACTTGATGCTCTGAAAACCGCCATGAACGCCATTAACGCAAAAATAGAAGCTGCCGGAAGTGCTGGTGGTGGTGATAGCAATGGTGGACAGGGTGGTGCTGGGGGCGCTCAGGCTCCAGTCATTACTCAGGATGAAATTGATGCTTTACGGGAAGCAGTGGCAGCCGCCGAAGTTTTACTCTCCGAAATTAACTCAGCAAGTGAGAGTGTCGTAACCCTTACAGGTCGCATTAAAACGTCAACCACTCAGGCAACCAAAGGTTTAGAGAACGCTGTCGCCATCACGTTAACTGGTTCTCTACTGGATGATGCAGTAATGAGTCCGGCAATCAGTTTAATCATGCCACAAGGCGTTATCGATGCGCTCCAAAAGAACACCAAAAAGGAACAATAGCAACACCACTTAGGAACACAAAAGGATGTGAATTGGTACATGTTTAACACCAAAGATGAACCTAAAGAGGATGGTTTTGAAAAAGATAATTTTGATTGTAATTGCGCTTTTAGCCATTTCTGGAATTTACCGAACAACGACGGCAGTTATCGAACACATCAGGTATGTCCGATCGCTTGAAGACTCAAAATCACAACTGGAAAGCACGAACAACACGCTTTCTACCGCATTACAGTTAAGTGAGAACGCTCGCTCAGCCATGCTGTCCGAAAACGAAAGAATTAAAGCACTGGAAAAGGAGTACCAGCGCAAAACAGCAGAACTGAATGCCAACCTAATCAAACAACGGGAGGAAAGCCAGAATGAAATCACTCGCCTTGAAAATGCGTTACGCCGTGCTGGGATTAACGATGTGCGTGTGCCTGATGACGTTATCAGGATGCAGCGGGAACGGGCAAAAGCCATCAACCAGCGTGCCAGTGAAAATTACCGTAGAAGCCACCAGCAGGCCGCAGGCAAATCTGATTGATTACTCCCCTTGTTTAGTGCCAGAAGACACGCCAGTGCTGTTAAACAAGTATCCGACATACGCTGAACAGTTATTCAGCACGATCGACGAATGCAACCAACGAAACGCACTGAATAACCAAAGAAACAGGGAGATTTGGGAAGGGAAGGGGGATCAAGGCTCCTGAAGCCAGATGTCCTGGCTGTCAGCTTCTTCGAAACCGTGACAGACGTTAAAGTCACTCAAACGATACTGACGCTGACGGCCCCTATTTCGCTCATGCCAATGCATATATCCACCAGCAAATGCCAGCGGACAATCGCTATAGTCTATGTAACCAATACCATTCCCCAAACGTGCTTCGCGCGCACCAGCTTTCCAGGACAGTAGAAAAGAGTCACGATCCGCCAGCATAACAACAAAATCGTCCGGATCTCCGATACAGTGAAGAATACCTGCCTTACATAACTGCTTGAGCGCTTTTGACTGGCTCAGGATGTCTTCTCCGTAATACTGAAAACAATCATCAACAACAGCGGGATAGCCTGTCGGGGGATTCAGGCTGGTTGGTATAGCTGACGCGATCGCCAGCATTAAGCGATATTGTGTTTTTGATGGGTTAACGTGACTCATTTTGTCCCTTGTTTACTCATTGTCGCCATGCATTTTTTAACTCAGGAATATCTGCCATTTCAATTAACTTGCGAAGTCCAGCACTGACTTTCCCATTGCCAACCATAGCAAGCCAATCTCTTACAGCTTTCGGCATGTAGAGCGTTGCAGTTACCGGCTCTTCAACCCTGGCAGGACATCCGCATACAGGCCATTTAATTGATTCCATAACTTCGGATGCCGGGGTGAGGGCGGGGACATTGAGTATATCTCTACCAGAAAACTGGATAACGATCCGTTCAGCGAGCGAGAGTATCTCACTTTCAGCAAGAATTGATGCCAACTGCGCCTCAACAAGAAAGCGACTTGTTGTGTTCAGAGAGTGGCTCTTAGCGCCATTTTTATACGAAACAAAGATTCGATACGCCATAACTCTAATAATTTGTGTTAGAAAACTAAAATTAAATCACATAACAACATGCGTGTTAATATATTTTATTTTACTAAACCTATTGACTAAATCACAAAGTAGGTATTGTTAGCCCGTCAAAAGAACCTTCACGCCGCGCCCGAATTTAGGGCTTAACCGTGAATAAAAACATTCAGCCAGCTCGTGATCGCGAGCGCGAGATTATGAATCGGGCGGCAAGCGTCATGGCTATGACCGTCGATCCGACCACCGATGCAGCAGGCAACATGATTGCTGACCAGGCAGTAATGATGGAAAACCTGGATAAAGCAATCCAGAAAGTGCCTATGTTTGAAGGCGTAAATCCAGAGGTCGCTCGTCAGATCACTGGTGGGTGGGCTATGTCTCTGCATGAGTATAAACGTCAACATGGTCATTACCCGGCAAGTGACATCCTGGCGAACGCACACATGGCTCTTGAACGCCTGATGACTGAATGTGCCAGTGATACCCATGAAGGCACGGGTAAGGCGATGTTTGAGTCTGTCGCGCAATCAATGCGTAGCTCTGACGGCGTAATGAAAGTTGCTCAATATGCTGCTCTAATTCTGCCTGCCTCTCTGGGCGCTGCTACCAGTGATGCCTGTACTTTTGTTCCTTGTGATCGTGACGAGTCAAATATTTATGAACTGGTCAACGTAGCAGGCACAAAATTCGGCACCTTCAAACAAGGTGACGAACTGAATATGCAGTCAGCTGGTGTTTATTCTCAAATGAAGCGCCTGTATACCCTTTCCACTAAAGGGGATGGCAGCACCAAAACCTTCCAGTTCGACATCCAAAATTTTGAGGGACAATCCTGCCCGCTTCGCGCTGGTTATAACAAACTGCTGATCAACCGCAAACCGTCCAAAGTTGACGACGGCGATGGCAACCTTTATTTCAATGCTAAAGACAGCAAAGGTAATGCTTTCTCAGCGACTGCCAAAGTTGCCTATGACACTGGTGTCATTGACATTACATTTACCCAGGCTCCGCCAGAAGGTACTGAAATTGCTGTTCAGGTCGAAATTAACATCGAGCGCAATCCAAGCCTGATTCCGGTGATCAACCAGGCTATGCGTAAGTACGAAGTTCGTCCGTCCCAGTACGTAATTGCATCCGAACACACGGTAATGTCCGCATCCGATTTAAGCCGTGAGCACGGCCTTGAATTAGCGGCACTTCAGTTCTCCGCGATGCGTAACTGGATCTCCCATGAGACTGACATCATGCGTCTGCGCACCCTAGTATTCCATACCGTTTATGGTCGTGAATTTGATGTGGCTCTGCCGGAAGCTCAAAACTATGAGTCCTGGGTCGGCCTCCTGCGTCACGTAGTAAACGCTCTGTCTCAAGAAATGGCAAATCGTACCCTGACAACGGGTATTCGTGGCGGCTTTGCTGGTGGTGACGCCGCGAACTTCCTGCGCTCTCTGCCTCCACAGCACTTCCAGATCGCACCAGGTTACGTTCAGTCGCCGTATGTACAGTACATCGGCACCCTGTTTGGCACGATTCGTATTTACGAAGTGCCGCAACCTGTCTGTGAGCAATTCCAGGCACAGGGATATGACTTCGGGCTGGATGACATCTTCTTCTATGGGCGTGGCGAAGGCATCGGTAAAGCCGGTCTGATTGCTGGTGATGCAGTCCCAGCAATCCCTTACGTGCACGAAACCAATCCGTCTCTCGTTAACCGTACCACTCTCTGGGGCAGTGCCATCAACGAAGTACATCCTCGCAACGGTGAAAACTACTTCACCCGCCTGCGTCTGACTCGTGCCAAAGAAGGTGCTATCGACATGCTGACAGGCAAGGTTAACGAAAAAAAGTGATGGTGGCGAACGTGTCGGTATCACCAACGTCACTTGACGTAGATGAAGGTGAAACTATCGCCGCGAACACTTCAAAGGCACAGAAAAAAACAAAGCAGAAGTAAGGCAAAAACACGCCCCTGAATAAGGGGCGTTCAGGAGAAAAGAATGGCAAACATTCAAGTAACTATCACGCCATCTGACGCAACAGACAAATCTTTCACTGTTGAGTCAGATCACCCTGAAATTGTCCAGGTTGATGGCACTACATGTACCGCTCTTAAGGCCGGGCAGGCAGTGCTGACAATCAAAACAAATGACGGCAATAAAACCGCACAGTGCACAGTCACTGTTAGGGAGGCACCTAAAAGCGTAAGCGCCGTCAGTGTTGAACCAACTACGAAAGAAGTAACCGTAGGCGACAACTTCACGGTAAGCGAATCCTGATCAGAGGCTGCCCATTAACCGTGGGTAGCCTTGCCTCGTTCTCTCGCTTTAGAGGATAAGAACCAGCATGAATAAGATTAGTTTTTCGGTAGGGCAGGCAGCTGGCGTTGCTGTAATGTCAGTAAATGCTGACGCTACCCTCACCAATACCAGCGGTGGCGCATCCGTCTTTGCTGGGCTTGTAATATCGCGTCGTGGCGCACCGGGTAAGGTACTGAAAGTTGACGATACGACTTATCAAAGCGTATTAGGTTCACCGATTCACCCTCGCCAGGGCGCGGCATTTGAACCATATCGCCACGTGGAGCGTGCAGTAAAAGGCGGCTCTGGATATGTCGTTCGAGTTTGCGCTAAAGACATGAAGGTGCCGGGTATTTCTGTTTCCGTTGTGGGCAAAGCAAAAGCGGCAAAGGCGAGCAAAGAACTTTCCGTTGAACCTACTGAAACCACAGTAAATCCAGGTGACACATTAAGCGTTGGTGTTGCTTCAACTGCAACGACTCAATCAGTGTCCTTCACACCCAAAGAGACGCCCCAGATTAAAGGTGAAGAGAAGGCATTATTCTTCATCAAAGATGGTGATGCATCTCAAAATCGCACGTTATCACTAACTCGCGATGATGAAGAAAGCGAACTCTTTACGCTGACGCTGAAAGAAAAACAAACCGATGGGTCCATTGAGGTGCTGGAAAGCCACCAAGTGTCTTTCAATCCAGAAGGCACTAACGACATGGGCCAACCAGCATGGATTCCGACACTGCTTGAAAGCCAGTCCACTCGCATTGGTGCCGTACTGGCAGATAATGCAGAAGCATCCGCTGCTCAACTCATTTTTGAGGATGTGGCTTTTGAAGGTGGTACTGATGGAGATCTGTCCGAAATTGACACTGAAGACTATCTGGAAGCATTAAAGGTTCTCGAAGCTTCAGAGGTTAATTACACCGCATTGCTGTCACTGGGTTGTTATGACGCATCCGCCTTAGCCGCAATCAAAAAGCTGGCTGAAGATGTTCGCGTAGACATGTTCTATGACCTGAAGGGCAACCAGACACCTGAAAACGCTATTTCAGAAGCGAAAAGCCATAGTTTTGGCGGCTCACATCAACCAAGCCGTTACTACTTCCCGCTCTCCTGCCGAGATACTTTCACTGGAATGAATGTCGTCTATGGCATTAGCTGCGACGCATTCGTAGCGAAAGCAAAAGGAGTGGCGCTGGTACCGGATGTTGGTGGTTGGCATTACGCACCGGCAGGTATATCACGCGCGATTATTGATCGACAGAACATTGCCCGAATTCCAAATATCGGTGCAGTTGATCGTGAAGCGTTCGTTCTTGCGCGCATTAATCCAGTTTCAGTTGCTGCTGACGGGTCCGTTTACATTGACGACTCTTTAACAACTTACAGCAAAAACAACTATCTGCGATTCCAGCATGTGTCTTCCTTGATGAACGCCATCGCCAGAGATTTCTATGAAGTAGCTCAGGCGATTAAGCACGAACCGGATGGCATTACCAAAGAAACGCTAATGAAAGCAATGACTGAATTGCTTGACCGTTACGTTGCAGCCGGTGCGCTGGTTACTCCACGTGACAAGTCCCAGGGTGAAGATCCATATGTTGTTCAGGTTGTCCAAAAGGACATCGATCTGTGGGAAGTGTCCTGGTCTGTTTGTCCGACCGGTACAGCTCGCCGAATCGTCGGTAAGCCAATTCTGATGCGCTGATTTATAACCCCCGCTAAATGATGCGGGGGAGAGAGGTTTGAATATGAAAAATTATACTGCTGATCCTTTTATGCGTGCGATTTTCGGTTCTGGCTGCTTTGAAAGCGGTGATAAATCCACGCAGGACAATAATGATAACGCCATGCTGGAAAGCGCAGGACAGAAAGGAAAGGACACTCAACCAAAGCCCAAAGACGACATTGAAACCGCGATGATGGAAGCGGTTGAATCCCGTGCACAAGGTGATATGCGCAGCCTGGCAGCTTCCATGCTTGCTGGTTGGGTTGAAGATGGTGATCCGGAGGCTGACTCATTTGATGCATTAGCAATCACTATGGCTGGCCTGGCTGATATCGATGAAGACACCGATTTCACCGATGAGCAAATCGATGCTTATAACGATGCTCTCGCAGCTCTTGCTGATGCAGCTGTTGCGCTTGGCGCTGATCAGGACGATGTAACCGAAATGATCGACGATGAAGATGACTCAGCTGCCGAACGTGTTTATGACGCTCTTTCCGAAAGCGACACCGACATGATGGAAACAGCTATTGCCATTTACACCGTTGCTGGTGGTGATAGCGCAATGCTGGAAGCGGTACGTAAAAAAGTGGTTCGTGATGGCAAGGTTACCATCATCCGTAAACGCCCGCGTCCTCGCCGCATGACGTCATTGCAAAAACAGGCGCTGAAAAAAGCACGCCGCAAAGCACATACATCCGTAGCGAATATCAACCGCAAAAAATCAATGCGCATTCGCAAAAAACGCGGTTTGTAAGTGACATAGGCCGCCTGCAAAGGTGGCCTCTACCTGGGAGAAATAGCGTTTGATTTGCGGCGCGATAATGCCTGACGGAATAAGTCCGTTAATGAAGGTTTATATCCTCTCTTCAGAGGATATGGTCGTCGGTTATATCGGTGAAGGATCTACCGCAGAACTGTCATCAATGTGGCAATCACCATTTGAAAACCAGTCAGTAGGAGGTTTGCTTGGCGGTATTAGCGCTGCGGCTGGCTCTCTTGCAGATACGCTTCAGACCGCAACCGGCGTAACAACAAAAACCCTCTTCAACTCAATGCTTGTTTGGGAAGGTCAGCAACCGCCTGAATTTAATCTGGTAATTGATTTCATGGCGACAACGAACGCGCAACTTGAAGTGAACGCAGCCATTACAGCATTGCTGAAGATGGAATCGCCGGAACTGAACAATGTAGCGCCATTCGGTCGTCGCCCGGAGACAGTAACGTTAAACATAGGTAGGAACATAGCCCTTACCGACGTTGTTATCAAAAGCGTGAGTTACCAACTGGACGCCCCGCGCACACCGGAAGGCTATTTCACTCATAACACGGTAACCCTGCAATGCAGCGGTAACACATCGATCAACCGTAGCAATATCTCATCTGTTTTTGTGTAGGAGTATTTATGTCCGGTTTTGCAAATACAAAAGCCGATATGGCCTTTCTAAAATCCCGGTTTAATAAAAACCTGGCTGCAGGCGAAAAACTTATTGGTTCTGAATATTGGATGACCATTAAGGGTTACGAACATCTGTCTGTACTAGTTCGTACAGCTCAGTTACCAGAAATGACACGTGAAGATGTGGAGGATTACGCCCCTGGTGGCATGAAATTCAACCAGCACGGACCATTACGCAACTCTGGTGAATTTCAGGTCACATGCGCGGAAACTATCGAAGGCGCAGTTCTCGCCGCTGTAAAACAGATGGTATACGGAAAAGAATATCTGGAAATTACCTTACAGGCGGCGGCTGAATCGAATAGCGGTAACCATAAAGGTCTGATCCGCACATATTCTCATTGCAAAGTGTATTCCGACGCCGTGGACTTCTCATCCGAAGACGTAACGGCGGTCGTTAAACCTTCCCTGCGCATTGTTTACAACTGGGCGGAATAATCCCTATCCCGCCCTTGTGGCGGGAACATCCTTGTTATTGAGTTGTAGGCAACAATGACACCAATTGAATTATTAGAAAGCGTTAAAGAGCGATTTAATCCGCTGCTTGTGCGTGAAGAAGAAACGTTGAAAGCATTCCTGATCAAAGCTCTGACCACGTATCAGGACAGGGCAGGGGTAGTGAAAACGTTAAAACTTGAAAAAGCTGGTGGTACTGCAATCCCGTTGCCAGAAGATTATCTCTCTCTGGTTCATGTTACCGACAACAACGGCTTGTTGGTCTATTCGGATGAATTATCCGGATTTATTGAATTAGAACTAACAGGTTCAGAACGCTGGCCTTTTCGAATGCTGTATCTGGTTAATCTACGCGACAGAGAGCTGGATGAATGGCAAGTGCCTCCTGCAATCATTGGAATGCTGGAGGAATATCTGGAGGCGCTTATCAATGTAAGAAATGTCGCCCGGCAGCGTAGAGCGTCCATCGACGGGAAATTTGACTACTCCGATCTGCCCGATGAAGCCACGCTATATGCCCGCGTGCAGGAGATTGAGGAAAAAATGTCCTCAAACCGGGCCATTATTCCGGGGGCTACCATTTTTTAACGCTGGAGGCGCAGAGTGAGTATTTTCAGCAGCGTTGGTAGAACGTTGACCACCGCATTGTCATTTAACACGAAATCATTCACCAGCAACCTCATTAGCGACATTCTTGATAAAGCCATATCAGGCGGCGGGGTAAGCGGGAATTACAGTAGCGATATTGCCTACGGGAAAAATATTGTTGCTGCCGCTATGCGTATCCGTTACGCCCAGGGGTGGCAGTGGACCGTTGAAGTGGATGGCCTGAACGGCTTCGATATGTTCGTGAAGGATATCACCTACAGCAGTGGAAACATTGAGACAGAAAGCAAGGTGATCGGCAGCGTAGAATTCAGCAAGCCAACCTATGTTAGCGCCGGACCGGTCACTATGACCGTGAGGGATACCGAAGATGGCAAGATCATGGACTGGTTCAAAGAGCGTCGTTCTCGTGTAACAAATCCTGATGGAACAATAAACCTTCCTCCTGAATATCTGATGAAAATCCGTGTCTACCGGGTGACTCAGGACGGCGGAAAAGAACTGGAAGAAGAAATGCGCGTATTTCCTACGCAACTTGGGGAAATCACACGCTCACGTGATCAGGTGTCAGAGTTCTTGTCATACCCAATCACTTTCCAGAAATACACATCCGCAGGCTCAGGTGTTTCTGCTTTGGTCAACGGTGCCGCTGGCATGGCTACAAGTGCGTTAAAGGGGGCTGTGAGTGGAGTGATCAAATTCTGAATAGCTTTAATTATGTGTGCTGGAGGGTTGCTCATTTCCCGTCAGCACCCACGCCCTCAACGATAGCGGGTAGGGAAGGTAGCGCAATTTTGAGGGCATTTTTTACATCATCAATTCATCTGTAATGAAGGCATTCTTTACACATTTCAATAATATCAATCAGTTAACACAGTGAATGATAATAAAAAAGCGCAATAAGAATGCACGATACGCACGATATTGGTTGAGGGCGATTTTTACATAGTCCTTACATATCAATACGTTATATAAAAACACAACTTGCTAATAACAAGATACATGCAATTAAGATGTAAAAATTGCCCTCAATTGCCGATCGTTAAGGGCAAATTCTACACCTTGAGAGGGGTGTAAAAATTGCCCTTAAGACTGCTGATAGGTAAATTTTATCCTGGTAACTTTGCCGCCTTCCGTCACCTCTGAGAAGACTATTTTCATTTTTGTATTTTTTTCAATCTCTGCTACAGCCTTCGTTAAAAAACTTCTCTTAAATTCGGCATACCGCTGATAGCTTTTTGGTAACCCATAACGCTCCCGCATCCATTCGACGCCAAGTATGGCAAAGCCGCTTCCATCATCCTTCCTGTACTGGCATAAGGACTCATAAAGCCGCATAGAATAAGGATTTGTAAGGCGAGATACTTCGGTAAAATTCAGCCTTGTGAATCTCTTATCAAGCAGAGTAAAAAACGGCATGAGATATGGATTAAGATGAATAATGTAAGTCCCGCGCCGTGGTGAATAGGCATCCTTAATCATCCAAGGATAAGACTCATAACTGTCTTCTGATTCGGTCGATTCATCAGGGTTATATATCGTAACTTTCTTCTCGCTAAGCCCTGAAATGGCCTTACGAATATCCTTGCTGGCTTCAGCAGAGGGCAAATTATACATCTCTGCATATTCGTTGACCGTCAACTCACAGGCACCTGAACCAAGAACGCCATCCTTAGAAGCATAGCGAAGTCTTCCCACCACAATAAACAACAGTCGCTTTTGGTCGCGAGTCAGGTGATAAGCAGCCTCCGTGATCTCATTGGCTTGTGCCAAACTACGACTAATAGGTGTCGCTGACTCAATCAGGCTGACGGCTTTTGCTGTTAATTCCGCTCTGTTCATAACCCTGTGTGATCCTTCAAATGGTGAGGGCAATTTTTACATCACTTTGAGGGCAATTACTACACCTTTTGAGGGCAAATCTTACACCTTTTGAGGGCAAATCTTACACCGATCGTATTTAATTGAGGGCAAATCTTACACCAGCCTCCTCTACAGCCCGCGCCACTACTGGCTCCAGCGACGCCTAAAAAGGATCTAAAAAGGATTAAAAATGGAAAAAGGTTTATAAAAATACTCTGTGGATATGTGAGTAGCGTCACTTAAGGTGTAAAAATCACCCTCAATAATCGCTTCTCGACCAGCAAAGATCTTCATTCAATCCCCATCGCAAATCACACACTCCCTATCCTCTGGAAAATGAACAGATACCTGCTTTTCGGAGGAATAATTGAACATTCCAAAATTCCCATTGCCTTCCCGTCCTGAGACAGAAATTCAGTTCCACGCCCCTACCGTGAAGGATGCGCTGAAATATTCTGACCTGAACCCGGCAGAAGATGAGGCAACTACTACAGAGTACCTTAACTCTATGCAGGATGGTGAAATTAACGACAGTGCTAACTGGACAGTTCAGGATCGCAGAACTGCTCTTTGGTGGATATTTATTAATTCGCGCCCCGATGCAGTAATGACCTACTCCTATGAGTGCAGTCACTGCGGTAATACGCATCATGCAGATATTAACCTGAGCGACCTGGCCCAAACAGTAGAAATACTCACTGTACCTCCTTACGTGAAAACCAACGTACCAGTAAATGGAGTACCAACTGACTGGATACTTAAACCATTAACCGGGAAAGGCGCGGAACTCCTTGAACGAATGCGAGCGTCACTTCCTGATATGAAAAGCCCCGAATACAGTGCTGGCGTGGCACGGATGCGGATTGCTGAACTCGCTTTATGCACGGCGCTTGAAGACGATCCGGAGGACTTCACGCAGGCCGCTAACCGACGCTTTGACATTATTGAAAGCATGGCGCTTGAAACCGAGTTTACACCGCTTGTGGCTCGCATACAGCTTATGCAAAAAGACCTACGCCACGGCCTGAAAATGTCTATTGAGAGAGGCACAAGCCGACTGATCCTGCCTCCGCAACATTGCAAAAACGCTAAGGAGGGTGCAGATGTGACAACCACACTGTACGTCCCCTTTCTCAATAGAGAGTTTATCCCATCAATTAGATCTGAATGGATGGCTAACCATTATTAACAACCTGACTCTATATGGATATCAGCCCGTTAGCGACGTTGAACAATTACCGCAATGGCGAGCACTCCATATGTCAAAAGCCCTGGAAGAAAAATACAAAGCTCAAGCTGGGAAACGTTGATCGCGCTGGTAAAAGAGAGGTTATTTTGAAAGAGAATAAAGACCGTATCGCAATAATTGACGCTATTCAGGAGGCGAGCACAAACGAACTTAAAGCTCTTGCTGAGGTAAAAGACGCCATTCTTTCTGGGGCAAGCACCATAACTCAACAGGACGAAAGGCAAGGCAGAGTTAGCAACAGACTATCACGCAGGCGTAAAGACTACGAGCAAAGTACATCTGATAGCGTTAGAGATGTCCAAACTAACCCATATAAAAAACGTCTCCCTGCTAAAAAGGAAAGGGCACCGATAAACCAAACCGTGGACCGCTCTATCGTTGCAACGAACACACCAGAAAGTGTTCGCTCCGTGCAATCACGTCAGACCATCCGAAAATCGGACGGTTTTATACCGGTAGCTGCTAATTCAGCCCCTCTTGAACCACAATCCCCCCAAAGTCTAAAAGGCCCGCTGCGGGATAGTAATGGACGTTTTGTATCCCAAAAAAGCAATGAGGATGTAGCCAGAAAAAAAGAATTGCAGAACGCACGTAAAGCCGACGCAAAATTACAAGCTGGCTTTCTCAGAAAGCTAGGTTCCATTATGGGGGTAGATGGCAATCAGTCTTCCAGTGAAGAGTCTTTAACAAATGCAGCTGGTGTCGGTGCTGGTGGGCCGTTATGGATGGCGGCTCGTGGCATGTACGACATAACTAAAGAGATCACAGGTAAAGCAGAATCTCTTAAAGAATGGGTAGAAAAGGGGAAAAAAGAAACATCAACCTCGAAAGCAATATCACCAGTAATTACTTATCCGGCGGCGGTGAATTCTCAAAAAGCAACATCTGCAAAAGCGTTTAATAACGCTGTTGAGACAAAATCCGCACAAGCAGTAGAAGAGCAAACCAAAATCCTTCAGACCAATGACAACAAAATAATTGATGGTCTGGAAAATGTTTCTGACGAGATAGTTAAGCTTCGGAAATCAGTGTCTTCTGGAAATAAGTTCGGCTTAAGTGATCTCTGGAAAAATCGAGCAAGCAGAAGAAATAAAATCAATATTGGTGATCAAACGGGAAAAAATAAACGGAATAAATCGAAAAGGAAAGGTCGCAATCTTGGGAAAAAAGCACTCTCCGTTGGCGAAAAAGTTGCTGCCGGTAGTGCTGCAGCTGGCACTGGTGTCGGAGCAGCAAAAGTAGTTAAAAATAAGATCAGTAAACCCAAAGATGTAAGCACTATCAGCGATACATCAAAGGGGATTGCAAAGGAAACAAAAAATACTGCTAAGGCCGTGAAGTCAGCTGGTGTTGTGGCTGAAGATGCCACCATTAAAACCGGCGAAGCCATTGCAAAGAAAAAAACTGAATCTGTAGCCCTCAAAAGTGCTGCAAAAATAGGAGTTAAATCAGCAGCATCCACAGCGGCAAGAGCGGTCCCTATCATCGGTTCGCTGGCAATGGCTGGATATGACGCCATAGATGGTTACACAGATACAGAGGCGCAAAAGGCAGCCTTTGGTTTAAGTGACGATGATGCTGTATCCGAACAGCAAAAAACGGCTTACGCAACAGCTAATGTGCTCGATATGGGGGGCTTGGTGTCGGGCGCAACAAACTTGATAGGGAAAGGAATTTCTGCGCTAGGATTTGAAAGAGCAGGTGAAAAACTTCAGAATTTTGATACCGGAGATATTGCTCGTGGTGTTAACGGCGCGGTAGATATCACCAAATCTGTTTTTGGTAGCCTTAAGGATACATTTTTATCCACTGACGAAAACACAAAACAAGTAAAAAAAGCTGTTGAAGACGGCACCAAAAAAACTGTCGATGCGATTCATTCTTTAGGTGAGCAGCTACAAGGCGGGCGTGATGGTGAAGATGGTGTTGGTGAGCACGGGTATACTTCCCCGGCTGAATTTAATGCCCCTACCAGCAACACCATTGCAGCGGATCTGAATATTGGTGGCAGCAACGCTAAAAACCGCAATTACCGGAATAATAATCTCGGCAACCTTGTTTTCGCTAATCAGGAAGGGGCGACGCTGGAAGCACCAAATGCAAAAGGTGAACAACGTTTTGCGCGATTTAACACGCCTGAAGAAGGGATCAGGGCGCTGGCAAACCAGGTGTCAAGCTATTACAACGGCACCAGCGCCGCTGCTGGGTATCAGAAGCTACAGACGGTATCCAGTATTATTTCCAAATGGGCACCCCCAAAGGAGAACAATACTAATCAATATATTGATAACGTCAGCAAATATCTTGGCGTCTCGCCTAATGAAAAAATAGACGTCAGCAACCCAGAGGTTATGACGCAATTAGTTCGTGCAATAGCGACGAAAGAAGGTGGAAACCCGGCGGTTAACAATGAGTTCATAAAGAATGCTCTTGGGGCATTTAACACAAATACTGGTCGATGGGAGGGACAATTCTCTGACGAAACATTGGCGCGGATTAATAAAATTCAGAAAGAAAATGGTGGTCAGCTAATTGCCCGCGATTCGCAATATAGTGTTGGTCGCAAGGTAAAATATGCTAATGGAAAATCTCCAGCTCAACCAGTTTTGAATGCCGTTCCGACAGCAACACAACAGCCAATTGAGGTTGCACAACATGCTCAGACAGTCAAAAAGCCACAAAAAACAGGCAATCAATCGCAACCGATTAATCCAGAGAATGTTGATGTTAATACTGGCTCGCCATCAAGTCTGCTTGAGAGATTAATCGCTATAAATGACAGCGGGGTAGGTAATTTATTTGGAGGTGCGGCTACCAGCATTGCTGGTACAAGCCTTGGCCTGATTAAGGATTTTGCGTCGGCGACTTCGTTTGGTTCTATATCTTCGCTTTCCGAAAAAGCGAAAGGAATGGATCAGGCTCTTACTGAAAAGATATCCAGCTTAACCGGTAAATCTTTTGGATTTCAAAAAGCAAGCCAGGTAACTGATATAAGAGACGCTTTACAAAAAAGACCAAAAGCTGAACGCGATATGCCTTCAGTGGATCTTCTCTCCGGTGTTTCTTCGGCAAGAGAGAGTGAAAAAATCTCTGTAAACTCAAGGGGGATTCCAGTTTATGACAATGGATACAAGGTAATTGATGGTGAAGATAAGGGGGTGCTTGGCTCTTTGTTTGACTCGTCATTAACAGGTCTGAAACGTATTAGCTCTGCTGTGTTACCTGCAATTGGCGATAACGTTTCACAACTTATTGGTGGGGTAGATGGCACTGGCATTGTTAATGATTTGGTTTATCAGGCTACTGGGCAGAACTCAACAATTGCCAGGGCTATTAGCCCGCTTACCAGGAGCGCCGGTAGTTGGCTGAATAATGGTATTCAACAAACCGCAGATAGCATTAGAGGTATATCAAACGAAGCCAATAATGCCATATTTGGCTCTGCGTCAGCCGTGCAAGAACCTTTTCTTGCTTTGCCACCACAGCTTCCTACTGTAACAGACCTCGCACGAAGCGGAATAAGACAACCATTAACTACTGACACTATAAATAACGATCCTGCTATGTTGAAGGCGCTGGATAACATCTGCTCTATCCTGAACGATCTTCTGAATGTGAACAAGAACAATACAAAAGGCGATCCGGATAAGGTTGTCAAAACATCGCAGCCGCAACCGCGACCACGTGCTAGCACAACTATTAATGACCCGTCGCTGGATGCTCTGCTTGAGGATTAATACAGATGCTTTATGAAATAGACGCAAGACTTCAAACGAATGAGAGCGGTGTCATTATTGCAGAAGGAAGTACCGCAGCATGGATGGCCCGACTTGACGAGTGGTTACGAACCCCTGAAGGGAGTGTTTATGGTTTACCCTCATGGGGGAATCCAATGGAAGAATTTAAGCATGAACCATTCGGCTCTGAAACTTCGCACATAGTTGAAGTGGCTATTGAAGGGAGAATGATGAAAAAACTACGACAAGATTTGCCAGGTTTGGATGTGCAGGGGATTCGTTGCACATCAATTTCTGAAGATTCTTTATTAATTAGTTTTTATGCGAAAGGTGGGAGCATGGATATTGTTATGCAGAAATCAAGTGGGGTGGGCGCGTGACGATTACAGAATTACTGGACAAATTTAACGCTAAGTTAAATGAAAACACATGGTGGTCACGATTTGTAAATAGTCAGTTTGTGCAGATGCACGCTATATTCGGATCACAGCTTATTTATATTGCCCGTACATTTGCAAGCCGCGGCCTCACTGAGGGACTTATTTCAACGGCTACGCGCCGCTCAAGTATTTTAGCGGTTGCTGAAGACCGTAGCTACGTAGGGCGATTTGTTAGTGCTTCATACGGAACAACGTCTATAACCAATAAAACTGATCGGGATATTACGTTACCAGCCGGGGCTGAATTGCTTGCCAATGACCAAACACCTTTGGCAATTATTAACAGTGTTGTAATTCCTGCTGGAGGAACTGTTTCTGGCGTAGAAACTAAACAGCATGAAGCCGTTAGCGTTACATTTGATATTGAGAAGGAAACTTTATTTCTGACATTGTTGCTTTCCAGAGAGTTAACAAAAGAAGTCTCTAGCCTGGATGTTTATGTTATTACAGATGGCGTAGAAGAAAAATGGACATATAACCCATTATTTAGAATGTCCAGAGACAAGAGTAAACACTATTCATTGGCATATAAACCTACAGAACAACTTGGAGTCAAGTTTGGTGATGGTTCTATGGGTATGATGCCTCCAGCAGGCTGTCAGGTTCGAATCGATGTTATGGCTAGCCTTGGCGACTATACTTTGGCTGAAGGACAAAAGTTAGAACCGGCTGGAAATATCGCTCAATATGTGGAGTCACTAGAGTTTAAAACTGATTCGATCATTACCGGTGGTAGTGGTATGGAAACTACAGAAGAAACTCGAAATCGTGCTCAGTATTATGTTGCATACGATGAACAAGTGGTATGGGGCGGTGATTATCGCCAATTCATTCAGAATGTTGTTCATGGAACTTCATGGTTGAACGTTTGGGGCGAAGCGTTACAAGAGAAAATAACTGGGTTTGACGTTCGAAACATCAACAAAATTTTCTTTTGCGGACATAAACCGGGTGTAAGCCAGGCTCAGCTAAAATCAGAAATACTGAAAGCTCTAGAGAATGTTCCAAATGAGTTGAACAAGCGGTTCGAGTATGTAGATACAAATGAACAGCCATTTACTATAAATTTTATAGGTATTGCACGTAAAAATGTTCTGATAGACGATGCTCAAAATACTATTAAAGCAGCGTTGGAAGATAATTTTGGCCGTGATTCTTCATCATTCAGTTTATTACTACAGAGTGATGATGATTCCCAGCAATGTTATGCACAGGTAAAAGTTAAAGATATTTGGCGAGTAATAGAGTCTCTGGATATGTTTCTGTCTTACGACATAACAATACAAAATATGAAAGATGCTGTTTACTTTAATGACTTCATTTATCTTGACGTGAAATCTTCAACGTTCAGCATTTCTTACCCGTAATGAGGTTGGCATGAAAGATAATTGGCTTAAGGAACGATTAACTAAAGTAAAACAGGATTCACATCTCTGGAGTGCCTTTATCGACGCTTTACAGGATGTCTGGAATGAGGCAGTAGAACCAATATTAACAAGAATAAGTAACAGAAAATCCTTCTTCACTATGGACAGTGAGGATATGGATGCCCGCATTGCTGAATACGGGCGTTTTTTCGTCATCACTGAAAAAGATAAGGCCCGTAGGCCAATGCTACTGGCACAACGTTTAGATGAAGTGCACTTTAAAGGCACTATCTTGCCTATTGAGCAGACATTCTGGCGTGAATTCGGTTGTATTCCTGTTAGCTGGGAACCGCTGTATGCACCTGTAAATATAGAAAAACACCCCTATGGTTCATATTTTGCGACCGAAATAGAAATACCTACGGCACAGGCTCAATTCGGTGAGTTCTTCCTGACATCAAGGGGGCTGGTCGTTGTTGATCAGAACAAGCTATATCGCTCATATGGAGAGCAGGATAAAGAAGCCGCTGTGCAGAAATTGTTATCTGACTTCGAAACAGTAATAGCCCCTTTGTTGCCATTGCATATTGTTTTTGATGGCGTCTCGTTTCGGCTTAGTGCTGTATTCCCTGAAGTGGCAGAAATACTAAATTGCTTGTCTACGGATGTTTCGGTAATTGAAGGTGTTTATGTTACTGAGAGTATGGCTGATATGCTATCCCGTAGTGATATCTCCTGCCAGGTAGACAATATTTCTCTTAACGCCATACCGAACCGAACGGCAGAAAAGCAATTACATCTTGATGTAACCCCACTCGATGCGTGGCCTTTGGATTACCACCTTCAACCTGTTTAATAATTCTTCCCCCGCATTTGGGGGAAGAACAACGGAAATCACAAACTGAGCATACTCTCCTTTGGTTCATTGCTTATGAAGGGGCTATGTTCGTATGGCTGAAAATTTAAAGGCAAGAGATGGTAACCGCCTGTATAAGGCGCAATTGCTTTCCTACTATTATTCACGCCGCGCTGAGTCGGCGATCGGCAAAGGTGCGCGTTTTGTTATCTCTAAGGCGTATTGGTGCAAATCTAGTCTGGTAACTGCTAATGGTGCAGGAGGCTGGAATATAGCTGACATTCCACTCGATTTTAAATTGAGTGATGCTCAACAGTTTGCAGTGTCCGATCTGATATTGTCCAGTGTGGATGGGATTATCACTATCAATGCAGCCTTCCCTCAAGAAAGAATGCCGGATAACACGCCTTACGACTTTAACACGCTTGTGCTTGTTGATGCTGAGGAACAGGCTTTTGGTGTGCTTTGCACCCAGCAAGATACCCTCTATAAAGGTAAACGTTACAGTATTCTCATGACAATCGAGCAAGTTGAGGGTTGATTATGGGGGCTGATAAAACGAACAACATAATGACACTATCCTCTGGTGTTTCACAGCCGTTGCTTGCTGATGTTCAATATTTCGAACTCTATAGTAGTTCGGCTCTTAACAGAAAACTTAAAAATATTGTTTTGCCTGGCTTTTACTGTGGATTTGAACCAGTTCCCGGCACAGGGTTGAGCGTCCGTGTAACTTCTGAAAACTCAGAAGGTAAAGGGGCTGCTTCAGTAGATGTAAATAATGTTCAGATATCCGTTCAGCAAATAGAAGATGTGACTGTCTCGGTAAAGGCTGGGGCTACCAACATTATTGTGCTGGAAGCCAATTTTGAACATGGTGTAAAAACGACACAGGTAGATAGCGCATCTTCTGTCAGTGCTGCAAGAATTTACGCGCGTACGGACAATACTATTGGGCAGAATCAAATTGAATTATGTCGAGTTATCGTGCCTAGCGGCGCAACGGCTGTGACTAAAGAAATGATTGTGCTTAAATACCGGGTTAACCGTGCTGTTGGTGTCGAATTCTCTAATGAAATAAGCAGTACAGAAGAAAGAAAAGCGGCTACACCTCTGGCTGTCAAAACTCTCCATGATTTGGTTGATACAAAAGCTCCGCTCGATAGTCCGCATCTGTCAGGTACGCCGACTTCGCCAACACCTGAACCCGGTACAAACAACACACAGATCGCAAATGCGGCCTTTGTCTATGCTGCTATAAATGCGCTTATCAATGGTGCTCCGGGAACGATGGACACGCTGAAAGAAATTGCAGCAGCCATCAATAACGACCCAAAGTTCAGCGAAACTATCAATAACGCACTGGCTCTTAAAGCTCCTTTGGCAAGCCCGGCGTTTACAGGTACACCGACAGCGCCTACGGCCTCACAAGGCACAAATAGCACGCAGATTGCAAATACAGCCTTTGTTAAGGCAGCTATAACGACACTTATCAACGGTGCGCCTAGCACATTGGATACGTTGAAAGAAATAGCGGCTGCGATCAATAACGACCCGAATTTCAGCACAACTATCAACAATGCCCTGGCTCTCAAAGCGCCTTTGGCAAGCCCTGCATTAACGGGTGTCCCTACTGCGCCGACCGCCGCACAGGGCACAAACAATACGCAGATCGCTACGACTGCTTACGTACGGGCTGCTATCTCTGCATTGGTCGGCTCATCACCTGAAGCTCTTGATACCCTGAATGAGCTTGCAGCAGCATTGGGCAATGACCCGAACTTTGCGACAACCATGACAAATGCGCTGGCAGGGAAACAGCCACTTGATGCAACTTTAACCGCTCTTGCTGCCCTTGCGACTGGTGCAAACAAACTGCCTTATTTCACCGGTAAGGATACGGTAGCGCAGACTGATTTAACGTCAGTCGGTCGCGATATTCTGGCTAAAACAAGCACACTAGCCGTTATCCAATACCTTGGTTTAAGAGAACTCGGTACCAGCGGTGAAAAGATCCCCCTGTTGAGTACGGCTAACACATGGAGTGCGCGCCAGACTTTCAACGGCGGGATCACCGGGGCGCTGACAGGGAACGCCGACACCGCTACGAAATTAAAAACAGCCATAAACATTAATGGCGTCAGGTTCGATGGTTCTACGAACATTTCGATACCAACAATTACGTCTAGAGGACGCGTTACTGCGCTTACCGGTACAACGCAAGGTGCTGCTACTGGATTGCAGATGTATGAGGCATACAACAATGGTTATCCAACGACTTACGGGAATGTACTTCACCTGAAGGGAGCAGCATCCACTGGTGAAGGCGAGTTGCTCATTGGCTGGAGTGGCACAAATGGCGCTCATGCACCTGCTTTCATTCGATCCAAAAGAGATAGCACTGCTGCGGCATGGTCCGAATGGGCGCAGATCTATACGTCAAAAGATTCCGTTCCCGGCGTCAATGCTAAAGGGGATCAGGATACCTCTGGTAATGCGGCTACAGCGACTAAATTGCAGACAGCATGTACTATTAACGGTGTCTCGTTTGATGGTTCTAAAAATATTGAGTTAACGGCGGAAGATTTAAATCTTGAGCAAACCGTAGAATTAGCCGCTGGATCATTGCAGAAAAACCAGAACGGCGCAGATATTCCAGGAAAAGATACCTTCACCAAAAATATTGGTGCCTGCCGCGCATATAGCTCATGGCTGAATATTGGTGGCGATAGTCAGGTCTGGACAACCGCGCAATTTATTTCGTGGCTGGAGAGTCAGGGAGCATTTAACCATCCTTACTGGATGTGCAAAGGCTCATGGGCTTATGCAAATAATAAGGTCATTACAGATACAGGTTGCGGAAATATTTGTCTTGCAGGTGCTGTGGTGGAAGTTATTGGCACTCGCGGCGCAATGACCATACGCGTTACTACGCCGAGTACGTCCAGCGGCGGCGGAATTACTAACGCTCAATTCACCTATATTAATCATGGTGATGCTTATGCTCCTGGCTGGCGACGAGACTACAACACGAAAAACCAGCAGCCTGCATTTGCTTTAGGGCAAACAGGAAGCACTGTCGGAAATGATAAAGCTGTTGGCTGGAACTGGAATAGCGGGGTCTATAACGCAAATATTGGTGGCGCATCGACATTAATCCTCCACTTCAATATGAATACGGGGAGCTGCCCTGCTGTACAGTTCCGCGTGAATTACAGAAATGGCGGAATCTTTTATCGTTCAGCGCGTGATGGTTATGGCTTTGAAGCTGACTGGTCAGAGTTTTACACCACAACCCGCAAACCCTCTGCGAGAGATGTTGGTGCATATACGCAGGCAGAATGTAACTCAAGGTTTATTACAGGTATTCGCCTTGGCGGTCTGTCATCTGTTCAGACATGGAATGGTCCCGGCTGGTCTGACAGGTCAGGTTATGTCGTTACTGGTTCAGTTAACGGAAACCGTGATGAATTAATTGATACAACTCAGGCAAGGCCAATTCAGTATTGCATTAATGGAACGTGGTATAACGCGGGGAGTATTTAATTATGATGCACTTAAAAAATATTACTGCTGGCAACCCTAAAACAAAAGAGCAATACCAGCTAACGAAACAATTTAACATCAAATGGCTTTATACAGAGGATGGAAAAAACTGGTATGAGGAACAAAAGAATTTCCAGACTGACACGTTGAAAATGGTCTATGACCACAACGGCGTTATTATTTGTATTGAAAAGGATGTTTCAGCAATTAATCCAGAAGGCGCAAGCGTCGTTGAGGTTCCTGATATTACAGCAAATCGCCGTGCTGACATTTCGGGTAAATGGATGTTCAAAGATGGCGTAGTGGTAAAGCGAACTTATACCGAGGAAGAGCAGAGGCAGCAGGCGGAAAATGAAAAGCAAAGCCTGCTACAGCTCGTCAGGGATAAAACCCAGCTATGGGACTCACAGCTACGGCTGGGCATCATTTCCGACGAGAATAAACAAAAATTAACAGAGTGGATGCTCTTTGCGCAGAAAGTCGAATCTACAGACACCTCCAGCCTGCCAGTAACGTTTCCCGAACAACCAGAATGAGAGAAGGCCCGATATCGGGCCTTAATTTTTACTCTGGTTTTTGTGGCCATTCAGGATTTGCCGTATCCACACGGCTGACCAGAACACTATAGCGTTCCCATGACTCCAGTCGTGCGCGTTCCTCATCCGTCGCCATATTCAGCCTGACAGCGCGTTCCAGTGGCTGAATAACGTTTTCTGCTTCGGAAAGTAACGCGGCCTTTTGTGATTCGGCCTGTTGTTGTTGCTCGTCTGCCGTATAAATCCGTTTAACCACAGCTCCGTCCCTAAACATCCACTTACCGGAATCATCAGCACGACGATTAGCTGTAATATCAGGAACCTCAACGACGCTAAAACCTTCAGGGTTAAGCGTGGAGGCATCTTTAGTGATGGCGACAATAATATTATTTGCATCGTAAACAATCTTTATTGTGTCTGGCTGAAAGTTTTTCACTTCCTCATACCAGTTTTTTCCGTCCTCAGAGTAAAGCCAGATAACTCCGTGTTTCTTTGTTAACTCATACTGTTCCAGTGTTTTAGCGTTACCCGCTTTTATGTTCTTTAAGTGCATCATGTTAAACGCTCGCTACATTATACCAGGTGCCATTTATAAACTTTTGAACGGGCCTGTAATAAACGCCCGCTATATTATCGGCAGAGTTGGAACCTGTATCCTGAACATTAATACCAGACAATACATGACCTGAAGGGCACTGGAAATTCCATGTTTGCCAGTTGTTCACTCCATAATATTGCTGTGAACCAAGTCGAACATCTTTCACATATCTGGAGTCAAAATTGCCATAGTTGCCGGGAATAACTTGCGAGCCGCAAAGCCAGTTCCCGTTATTATCCATGTACGCCTGACCATCGGTACCATTGGCTGTCCTTGAATTATTAATCATGTAGATGCCAAATTGCTTATTCCCCAGACCACCAATCATAAATTTGCGATCAGCATGGTCCTGACGTAGCAATGCCTGGGCGCTATCAGTGTTAACTATATTTTTCCCAAAGATAGCGTTGTTATCGCGCATCTGAATCCACATACCATTACTGCTGTTAATAGCAAACCTGTTTGCATACACCCAGGCGTTAGTTGTTATATCTCCTGTAACATCCAGACCATGCCCCATAGTTATACGGCCAGTTCTGAGATTAAGTGTAAAGGGACGTAGTGGCCCTATATCACCATTTTCCCCCTCATTCTCTCGTGTAGGGATGATATGCAGGCATTCTTCAGAACGACGAAAAATAGCACCAAAAGATGAATTAAATATCCTTAGTGCATTGACTGTCGATATTTTTACTTCACTGCTGAAAAGGGCTTTAACAAGGACAGACAAAGCATCCCATTTAAGATTCATCAGGTCTTTTGTTGTGGTGCTCTGGCGACTTCTCCATTTGAAATATTCATTGCCGTTGTCGCCTGTTTCAAACCACATGTATGAATCAGTATCGCTGTCGGCATCATTTTTAAAACCAATCTTCGCCCAGTCAGTATTCCGAATCCAGGCAAGGATTGAGTCGTTTTCAAAAGTAAGTCCACCGGACAAGGTATCGCCTGTCTTTTGAACCGCGTTATCAGCCTTGTTTACCGTTTCCTGTAGATTTAAATCTTCCGCCGTTAGCTCAATATTTTTAGAACCATCAAACGAGACACCGTTGATAGTACATGCTGTCTGCAACTTGGTCGCTGTAGCCGCATTACCAGAGGTGTCCTGATTCCCTTTGGCATTAACGCCGGGAACGGAATCTTTTGACGTATAGACCTGCGCCCATTCAGACCAGTTAGCAGAATCAGTATCCCGCCGCGAACGGATATGTACGGGCGCATGGTCACCACTCGTGCCACTCCAGCCAATGAATAACTCACCTTCGCCAGCAGCGGTGGCACCTTTAAGGTGAAGCACATTGCCATAGGGGGAAGGGTAGCCATTGTTGTATGCCTCATACAGCTGAATCCCGGATGTCCCCTGTGCATTCGCCCCCAGAGCCGTTACGCGACCACGCGATACCAGAGTATTGATATTAATGTCAGCCGAACCATCGAATCTGACGCCATTAATGTTTATGGCTGTTTTTAATTTCGTCGCGGTGTCGGCGTTCCCTGTCAGCGCCCCGGTGATCCCGCCGTTGAAAGTCTGGCGCGCACTCCATGTGTTAGCCGTACTCAACAGGGGGATCTTTTCACCGCTGGTACCGAGTTCTCTTAAACCAAGGTTTAGGATTGAAATGATGACGCCGGAAACTTCTTATAAAGCGTGGAAACAGCCACATCATAGATGATTGCAACCTGCTTACGGGGGATGCCCTTCTCCAGCAATCGCCGCATTTGCTGCCATGTTTCTTCTTTGTATTTAGGCCGACGCCCACCTATACGACCTTCTGCGCGAGCTGCATCAAGTCCAGCGCGTGTACGTTCAACGATAAGCTCACGTTCCATTTCTGCCAGCGCCCCCATTACGTGAAAGAAAAAGCGCCCCATTGGTGTACTGGTGTCGATGGAGTCAGTGAGACTTCGGAAGTTAATGCCTCTGTCACGCAGCTCTTCCACCAGCACAACCAAGTGACGCATGCTGCGCCCAAGACGATCTAACTTCCATACGACCAGGGTGTCACCTCTGGAAATAATACGCAGAACCTTTTTTAACCCTGGGCGTTCAGCCTTTTTGCCGCTCGCCTTATCCTCAAAAATTAGCTCACATCCTGCGCTTTCAAGGGCGTTTCGTTGTAAAGCGGTGTTTTGGTCATTAGTTGATACGCGAATGTATCCAATAAGCATATGTCCCCCCTAGTATGTTAAGGGGGGAGATTTTAGAAGATGTCCTGTAAGGAAATAACAAACTGACTAAGTTAGTGGCGCATTAGATGTTATTTCTGGAGGGGTATGTTTGCAGATTATGAAAATCTGGCTGTAGTAGTCATAACATCCCTACTAAGTGGAACCGGCGTATTCCTTCTCGGAGTTAGAGACGGGCGCATTTCTGCGTCCCTGCTCAATCTTGCGAGTGAATTGTTTACTGCGGTAACAGCCGGGCTTGCGGGGTATGGGGTGGCGGTTAGCCAAGAATGGCCTGAAGGCATCATTTTCTGCGTTGTTCTGATTGCCAGTAACAACGGTAGTGAAATTTTACAGGGCTTGAAGTCCAGAGCTAGTAACGTCTTGAATCTCTTAAGCGTAATAGCGAATGGGGGAAAAGGTGGAGAGAAATAATGGGTAACTTTGGAAATTATTTCATTTTTATCATGGCATTTGTTGCCATCATTGACCGTTTCATTTTTCGTCGCAAGAGTGTTGAGATTTTGAGTATTGGTGACGCTGTAGTGAAAGAATCAGCTATAGCATTTCCTGTTTCGCTACGTGTTAAGCGAAGCTGGGTCAGCAATGCTCAAATCGAATATTGGTTGCAAGACCTGAAAAATCCATCTGTGGTTATTTCAGGGAAAACGCGACCAGTTGACGCCTCAAAACGCGGTGAGAGAGAAGAGTATTTGCTCATCGATACGAAATATCTTGAGCCAACGAAGTGGGATCTGAAAGTCACATTGACTAACGGTAACTGCCGACTGAATCCGCTTTATCGCATTTTCCCTATCAATGACTGCATAGAGCGCCAGTTTACGATCGAAAAGCGTGAAGGAGACTGGGATGTCAAATAAGAATAATTATGTTCTTCTTAATTATGATGAGTTAAACGAAAAGGGGCTGGCAAAACTCGTCAAAGAAATCAGCAAAGGTGGTTACAAGATAGCGAGGGTGATCCCTGCAAGTAATGGCAGGAAGAAAGATGGGATCATGACGCGCACGTTTACCCTTATTGGTATTGATGAACAGACAATGGAAGTTCAGGTTAACGATACCGGTGATATATCTGGGATCAAACTGAATGGTAAAACAGTACCGTTCAAGCCAGTAAAAACAATGTCGGCTTTGGGGCAATCTCTTGCGGCTTTATTTAATCGTGGAGCAACTTCTTTCCAGAAGTCATTAGCTCGAAAACTTGCTCGTGCAGCAAAAAATATTGATGACGGAAATAAGAAGCGGCAGGGAGTTAAATCTAACGCTCAGAAATTAGCTGAAGCGAAAGAATCACGTGATGCACTCCGTGAAGATATCGCTAATGCTAACGACAAACTGTCTAAACTCCAGAGCAAGTCAGACAAAGTAATGCAAGATACGGGTAATGTTAAAGCTGCCTTGTCTCAGGAAGTAGCTAAGACACGTGCTCTTAAAGAAGAAATCGCGCGCCTGGAGGATGAGCATGATTAACAATCCTTTACGAATTAATATTCAGTCTACTTTTGCTGATACGATCCCCGGCTATATGCCAAGTCGCTGGTCTTCAGAAGAATTAAGCGAAGATGACCTGATTTTTGAGGCGGCGACCTTAGAAGATATTGAGCTTGCCTATATGGGCAATGAAATTCTGGTTGTGTCTGACGAAGCTATGTTTGAGTCCATAACTACAACCAGAATTCGGTTAGCTCAAACAATGCGAGCTTTCGTCCGTGCGCTGAATCGTGGCCTGAATGGTACGAATATTATGGCAGGGACTGATGAAGCTGGGACCGATGAAAATGGACGTAATTGTATTGGTGGTGCGATTATCGGTCGTGTACGTCGGGTAGCTAATATCCCTGTTTTGACCGCGCAGATACCGCTTACTGACGGGCAGAGTACAAGCATAATTTTCCACTCTCCAACAGCTGACGGGGCAAAAATAAAGAGTAACGACGAGCTTGTTGCATTTCAGTTTTTACTTAATAAACGTAACGTAACTCACGTTGTCGCCCCGATTGGTGGGAGAGATGTTTCTTTAAGCCAGGTATGCCAGGCGCTATCTAATTTGATTGAGCGTAACAGCGAAAAATTTAAGAAAGCAAAAGAGCGCCAGGACAAAATGAAGGCAGATATTGAGAGTTATCTCAATGAAGCAGATAAACTGGCAGAAGAACGGTCAATAATGATTGATCAGGTGGAAGTTGCGCAACGTGGGCTGACTGAAAAGCGTGCTGCTCTTACGGAGATGCAAAAAAAACTTGATGCCCAGAAAGCCATCAACGAGGAATTACAAGCAAAACGCGATAAATTGTTGTCTGCTAAAGGTGAAAAAACGAAAGAACGAGCGTTTAGTGACCAGCTGCGACATGTAAAACATAATCTTGCCATTGACGGAAAAACAGTGCTGGATAATGGAGCTGAAGTTAATTATGTCACGTCCGGCAGTGATAATTTCGTTACGATAGTAGCACCTGAAGGTAAATTCAGTATTGATGCCAGTGCTGTCAAAGGAGGCAGTTTGGCAGATGCTGCAACCAAATTACTTAAAGCCTACCGAGAGCATAACGCAGATAAATATAAAGTTGATGTGTTACCAGGCCAGCTGGAAGACTCCGAACCACCACAGACAGACCCCGAAACGAACCCAGTATTACAACCAGAGAGCCAAGATGTAGGTAAATACCACTATGCACTTCAATCTCGCCCGGCTGGTGTTGGTGCTGTTCCGGATGGAAATAAAGCCGTGCTTGATCGTCCTGACCAGGCTGATCAGTATTACGAATATGCTCGTCACGGTATCATTACGTATGACCGTAAACTGACAGATGAAGAAGTCAGCCAGTACGAGTTGCTCTATCTTCCTGATGAAGATGAGCTGAAAGATTTTGCAGACCAATTGGTTGCGTCCAGCATGTCGAAACATATTGATGGCTATGTGGACCTGTTTGGCAGTGACCTGAAAACATTCAAGGCGCAAGTGAAAATTCTTTTCCGCAAAGCGTTTCCAAACGTGGCGTATCCACTTAGTGATGGGGAGAACCTTTTCATTATGGACGTGTATAACGCCCTTCAAAATCATTCAAGCGAAGTAAAAACAGAGCATATGGTTGAGCCAGAATCACAACCACAACCACAACCACAACCAGCACCAGAACAGGAGCCAGAAGAAACGGGTGAATCAGCAAATGAAGCTGATCAGGAGGCAGATAAAGCACTGGAGTACCTGAAATCCGTGCCGGAGCAGTTTACATCCCGCGATCTGACGGTCATTAGTGCTGAACTTGATCATGTGCAGGAAGCAGCAAACGCTCTAATCAGTGCAGGTCGATACGACGAGAACGAAGCCACTGTTGGTGCAGCAGTTGACTACCTGATCAACATTCTGGCTGAAATTCAGCAGGGAGGTGCTTAATGACCATCTCTGTTTTAGACCGCCTGAAATTAGGTAAAGAGCTATCAGATCTAATGCAGGCGCAGAAAACTGCGCCAGTATTGCAACGCGTCACCATTGGTAAGCAGATTGTTGATGTGATGCTGAAATTGGGCCTGGGGACTGCCGCGCAACCGGCAGCGGAACCGCAACAACAGACTGATCCTGTTGTAGATGAAGTCCCTAAGATAGTGACTGACTTCCTGGGCGGTGTCTTCACAAAGTCCACACAAATGGAATTTATTGATGCGCTGCGTGGGATCTCAAACTATGTTGGCGAGTTCCTTACGTTGGAGCAGGCTAAAGAGCAGACCATAAGCTGGGTGAAAGCTAACGGTTATGCCGGGTAATCAAAAGGGGCTGAAATGCCCCTTTCACTTATCTGTTCTCACATAAATCACACACTTTTTACACTCACAGCTTTCTCTATAGTTGGAGTGTATTTTGAACAAATCAGTTACTTCTGCGCTTTCCGGGGCCGCAGATATTAACAGCGTCATTGCTCTGGTTTCTTCATTAGAGAGGAAAGAAACACGCCTGGGGCGAAGTAGCTACGTAGTCACCAGCAAAGGTGCAGAGGTAAAGACGGCTTTTAAGGTCGTTGATGCCAGCAGTCTGATCATTTCGAACAACCTTGACGGTACGATTAACCCGGCCTTCCCGGAAGAACTCCAACCACGAGATCGTACCCGGCTATCCAGCAAACTCCAGGTTAACCGTATTGCCTCCAATTTACGCCCGGCACAATTAACGGATTCCGGTATGAGCAGCCACGGAGCGCCGATAGTTGGTCCGGACAACGTTGTTGAATCCGGCAACGGAAGGAGTATGGGTATCTGGCGTGCCTATGAGCAAGGACAGGCGGATGAGTATCGCCAGTACCTGATCGACCATGCGAAAGAGTTTGGTCTGAATCCTGACGAAATTTCGCAAATGTCTATGCCCGTACTGGTGCGAGAAAGACTCACAGATGTAGACCGCGCTCAATTTGCCCGCGATTCAAACATTAGCGATCTGCAAGAGATGGCAGCAAGTGAAAAAGCGTATGCGGATGCGCAATTTCTCACTGAGAGCGTCATGGCGCTATTTAATCCTTCAGATGATGGAAATCTGCTGGCGCGGTCCAATGATGCGTTTATTCGTGCGTTTTTGCGCGAAATTGGCGATACAGCGACGGCAGGCTTGCTTACTGCCGATGGGCGTCCCACGAAACAGCTTATCGATCGCATCCAGAATGCAATTTTTGCCAAAGCGTACAAGGATGAAAGGCTTGTTCGGCTGGTGTCGGAAGAGCCAGATCCGGAAATGCGTAATATCCTGACCGCATTAAATACGGCAGCCAGCGATTTTGCGCAAATGCAGTCGCTGTCTGGCGACGCTCACCATGACGCAGTAACAGGCTTAGTGGACGGTATAGAGCAGGTTAATGGCCTGGATACACAGGCGATAGCAGCACTCCAGGAAGCAATTAATCTTGTACGTGAAGCCAAAGACAACGGTCAGGCCGTTGAAGAAGTGATCGCCCAAAGGGGGTTATTCGGCGACAGTACACCAGAAGCTGAGGCATTGGCGCTATTCATCGTAGCAAATAATCGCAGTGCGAAGCGTATGGGGACAGCATTCAAAAAAATGGCGCAAAAAATCAACGACGAGCTGACTCATAAACAACAGGCATTGGGCGATATGTTCGGCGGTGGCGATGTTGATCTGCGTCGTATTTTGTCTGCTGTATCTGATGAAATTGAGGGTGAATTTGGCGAAGGGAAAGGTCTGAACTTTGCTATGTTTGAAAATTCTACAGATCTAAATAATTGCCGTACGGAAAACTAAACCAACCGCTGAAATCACATACTGATTATGCTGCCGCAAAACTGGAAACAATTTGCGGTGATTCATGGCAACGAAAGACAAAAATAAAGGCTTTCTGTCAGCATTGAAGAAAGCCTTCAACGGTGGTGATGTTACGCCCGCCGATCCGGTCGTTTTTACGAGCGGACATAGTGTCGTTGCTCGTTCCGGCCTGTCTGCTTTACGTCCAGGCATCCTGGGGAGCAATAGCGATGGCATGACGAGTGAGGCAGATTCAATTTCTTTATCCGCTGAACTGCCCGGCGAGCGCCTGCAAAAGTACAACATCCTGGAAACGATGGCTAAAAGCCCGACTATCTCGACGGCTTTAAACATTCACATTGCACATGCGCTTGCGCCTTCAAAAAAAACCGGACAGGCATTCATCCTTTCGCCAAAGGATGGTTCCGATGCCGAGGCAGTAAGTAGATGTGAAGAGTTAACCGCTGATTTGGGGGCGATGATTAATGACGGACTTCCTTCATGGGCCATGATCATGGCGATCTTTGGGGTGTCTTATGTCCGACCTTATGCTGAACAGGGCAGGGGGATAACAGGCATTGAGTCCAGTTATTACACTCTGCCACATTTCGTCCAGGAATTTTATCGCGGTAGCCAGCTGGTTGGATTCAGTGGTGATTACATCCTGGATACGCATAGTTTGCGCAGAGTAATAACCGAACCGTGGAATCTGGTTTCCATGAAAAATCCCTATTGGACGCCACAGCATAAAGTTATTCCGGTTAGCTACGGCACAAAAGGGTACTCACTGTTAAGTGATCAGGCTGATAAGCCGTTAATGGAGACGCAGAATTACGGAACTTCATTCCTGGAATACAGCTATGAACCTTACCTTAATTTATGTGCTTCGCTCGCCGCGCTGAAATCAACGCGAAATAATGCAGCCAAAATTGACCGCCTGATTGCTCTTACGACGAACACACTGGACCCGGTTAATGCGGCGAACTATACGCGTGGCGTCAGCCAGGCATTGAAGCGTCATAGTGACCTGGTGGCGCAAAGGTCGATTAATGCTAACGCTATTCCGACTGTGCTTAACCATCTGATACCTGTTATGGGAGACGGGAAGAACGGCATCACCATTGATACGCAATCCATACCCGCAGATATCAGTGGTATCGAAGACGTTATGTTTCACCTCCGGCAGCTTGCTGCAAGCCTCGGCATTGACGCAACAATGCTTGGCTGGGCTGATCAGATGAGCGGAGGGCTTGGAGAAGGCGGCTGGCAGCAAACTGCTATCCAGGCTGCATTGCGTGCGAACTGGATCAGACAGGCCGCCCAGCGAACTATTTATCGGCTTCTGGACATTCACCTCGCTTATAAATACGGCAAGGTTTACACCGAAACAAACCGCCCTTATGACGTGCAATTCAACTCAATGAACACTGCTATCCAGGAAGAGGAAAACCGAGAACTGGATGCACGCGCCAACTTTGTTGCTGTCATCTCCCAAATTATGGACCAGATCCAGAACAACCCGAAACTGGCTGGTAGTGACGCGTTTATGCGTTATCTGTTCACCGAGCAGTTGCACATCGACGATGACACTCTCAACACCATGATCAAAGAGTTTAAGGCGAATGAATCAGAGCAAAACAGCGAGCATGGTATGTACGAATCCGCGCCGTTGTCGTCCGGTGACGATCCGGAAAACTGGACGCCAGAACAGTTAATAAACTTTGCAAAATTTGTGATGAGCAATTAACCGGAGGGAAATAATGCAATCACTGAATACTGTTACGGATCGCTTCTCCCTGGTAGAGAAAATCCGCAAACACACACCGCAGAACAACCGAAATTACGTCATTCAGTCGGTACGAGACACATTCAACTCGCCAGAAACAAAAGAGCGTATCGCGCTGGGTGAGATGTATGGTTATTACGGTCATGGTCGCCGGGCGATGCACTATAACAAAACGAAAAGCCTGAACTTGCCGGAAGTCTCTGTTGTGATGGTAGATGGGAAGCCTGTTGTATTGGAGAACGTGCCGTCAAACAGGACTATCGACATTTCGATTGACGACAACGGCATTGTTACTCATACGCAGGAAATACTGGATACAGACACCGGGCGTATTGTTCAGGGCATGATTAATTCTGGTGCTGGTGGTTGGTCGTGGGCTACATCTGGTCCAGATTCATCGGTATCCCTGGTAAAGTCTTTCCACGGCTTTGATTACGTAACTGTGCCTAACTATATCAGCCTCGACAAGAAAAGCCTGATGCTTGAATCAGTAGAAGAGCGCGATGCGGCTATTCATGCAGCACTTATCGAACAAGGTTTTACCGATAACGCAGCTACGGATCTGGTTCACCACTTTTCAGCAATGAAAAATCAGCAAGCCATGCTCGAATCTGCACATCGTGAAGCCCTGGAATCAGAATTGATGCTCCTTGAAGTGGAAAACATACAGCTTCGAGATAAGCTGCGCGCTCAAACAGCGATGATGGAAAGCCAAGGGGAAAATGCAAAGCAATGCCGCCGGATTTTGCGTGACGCTATCCAGGAAATGCCTGTTTTTATCAGCGCAGAACAGCGCCGGGCGCTCTGCCGTATGCAGTCTGAAGATGATGCCCGCATAGTGGCTGCGATGCTTGAATCTCTTGGGGCAAATGCTACTTATGGCTTACCGGTATCAGGCAAGAAAGAACCAGAGTTATCACCGAAGGAGAACAAAAACACCACCCCGTTACTCTTCGTTTCTAGAAGGGGGTGATTGCCTTGTTAAGTTAAATTTCTAACATAGTGTATTTATATACACTGTTGATCCTGGTGGATGGGATCGAGTAGGATCGCGGTCACTGCTCCGGTAGCGACTGCCAAAAAAGCAAAAGCCGCTGAGAAGCGGCTTTTTGGGTGTATAAATCCACTGCCATAGATTTATACGGTAGATAGATTTTTTCACGGAACTATCTGGTGAGTATTTTAAATTCAGTTTCAGTAACTTTCAACACTTCTGAGTATAAAAACAACACTGAATACCACAAAAAAATCAAAGGTCATCAGTTGAGTTTTTTTGCTCGTCATAGCGGTCTTCTTTCCCCTTCACATAGCGCCATTATTGCCGAGTTCGCCAACCTGGCAGGGTCTACCGATGAATACATGATCCGTCGCTCATATGCTGATATGTCCGAGATTACAGGACGCAGTATTTCTACTGTGCGCCGGGCATTTGCTGAAGCGACGAAGTGCGGAATGCTTGTTAAGCAACATCAGGTAGCGAATAACAATGCCCAGGTGTGTAACGTATATCGGTTTACGACACAATTTCTCCACTTCATTCATGTAGCAATGGAGATAGGGGGTAAGCAGGGCATCAAATTTGCCAACGCCACAAAACTGGTTAAGCAGTTGATTTCAAAGGTTCGTTATTTTTTTGAAACTGGGAACCCCCTGTTCAAATTGAACAAGTCCCCCCATGTTCAAAATGAACAGCCAATAGAAAATAAGAGTCACTCTATAGCAAAAAGAAGAGAAAGATCATGCGCGGTTCAGCCAAAGGCTTCACCAGCAGATAGTTCTCAAGCGGATAATGGGGTGCTGGATAAAAAACCAGTAATCAGGGAAGAACATACCAACCACTGCCTGGCGGCGGCAAAAGCGAGAGCTGCAAAGCGTCGTTCAGACGAGGGGCACGCAAAACGGCAGGCTCTGTATCGTACCGCTGAAAAGCTGGCAAAAAAATTTGCATGGATACGTAGTGCCGCTACCGCAGTGAATAAGCCTAAACAATCCAGTGCCCTGGATTTCTCAATGGATTATTCTGGCTCCCTGGGGTGTGCAACCATTGGTGAAGCCTTTGACCTGATGAAACAGCGTGGCTATCGGTCTGAATTTGACCGTGAGGATTGGTCAATCCCGGCGGGCTTTAGGGGATGACCTGTGTGTCTACAAAACATCCCAATGATCGGAAAATGCTCGCTCGATAATCTGTGTTAGAAAATTAATTTGCTGTTTCTAAATCGGAATGTATGATCTGCATCATCGACTGAAGTCATCCATTGCTGAAATTTTTAGTTGATCTTCCATGTTTTCAGGCTTATATTCATGCCGTCGTAGCAAATTCTGCGACCAGGTTTGACAGCCTGAATGTTAGTGCGGACAACCGCAGATTTCCGATATTGCGGTATTTTTGTGTCCGTAAACCGCGTTACGCCCGAATTATGGTGGGGCGTGATGGGGAGGCTTCGGCCTGCTGGTTTCACTAACGCCAGTCTGTCAACCCTGTCACGTCCTGCCACCTGTTTGACAGCGGGTAGCAGGTTGTTAAACCTGTTAGTGAGGCCGTAACTATGGTTAATGCCAATCCTTGCTCACGTCCAGAATTCATCTGGCGTTTCCACTCCCTGCAAAAACACTGCGATCACTTCGCAATTGCCGCAACCGAAAAAGAAGCCCGTTCTCTGATCCCTGATCAGCATGGTGTTCTTACTGGTCGTTTCTCTACTTCCCCACAACCAAACACTAATCCCTGGTATCGCAATATTACCAATCCCGGAATTGCGGAGGCACACTGATGGATATCTGCATTCTTGAAAAGCCATCAATGACCAGCATTGAGATCGCGGAGCTGGTGGGAAGTCGTCCAGATAACGTAAAAATATCAATAGAGCGCCTGGCTAAATCTGGAGTTATTCAACTTCCTGCATTGCAGGTTTTCGAAAAAATCAATAACTTAGGACTACGCCGTAGTGTCGAGGCTTACGTCTTCGAAGGCGAGCAAGGCAAACGAGACAGCATTATTGTCGTTGCGCAGCTCTCTCCCGAATTCACCGCCCGGCTGGTGGACCGCTGGCGCGAACTGGAAGAACAAGCACGCCAGCCGTTGACCGAAATAGAGATGATCGCCGCAATGGCTGCAAATGCAGTTCAGCAGCAAAAGCGGCTTCATGTTGTTGAGTCAAAGGTTAGCCAAGTGGTAGAAACCGTCGAGCAAATCAAGAAGGGCAACATGCCGGAAGGTTACATTGGCTACCGCCAGCTGGCGGCAAAATGCGGCCTGACCGAAGCCAAATGCCGCAACCTGGTCAACGCTTACCGGATCCCCACAGATACGCATGAGTTTTTAACTCCAGAGGGGGTATTGTCGCGTCGTTCAATCGTGGCCTTATCTCCCTTCATGAATGCTTTTAACCGGATGATGTCGGAGGCTGAACACCGAGGAAAACGCTGGTATCACCCCAAAATGGGGCAATTCCAGGTGATCGGTTGGGGAGGTGAGTGATGGACATCATGCAGGCGGTAAAAAAAATCAGGGAAGGACAGGCTGAAGTGTGCCGCCGTAAAGTATGGAGTGTTGGTGTATGGGCCTGGCCTGATAATTACTCTACTACCGGATGGTTTTGTATTAATGGACTCCAGATCCGGGAAGTTGATTTATCGACGGCTGATATAGTCGGTAATGATTGGATCGTGACTTGAAGCGTGATGCCCCGGCCTGGCCGGGGCTTTTTTCATGCCTCATTAGTTGAGGTTGCTGCGTCTCCGACTGGTAACAGAGCGGTATTGCGTGGTTCGCCAGCAGGCCAGCGATAGCCAGACACTCTTGATGTTGGGAATGCGCGAATATTAACAGCATCCCCCTGGTTCCCACCCAGGACAAGCAGATCGCCATTGGCACGGCGTCCGACAACGAAGCCTACGTGCCCACCGCCTACGCGGGTAAATACAACGATACATCCGTATGCCGGTGTATCTAATTTTTCGCCCCAATCCAGATAGGATTTTGCCGACTCAAATCTTGTTGAGCGGATGCCTACACGTTCCAGCATTGCACCGACAAATGCTGCGCACCACGGCGTTTCATCGTCTTTAATTCCGCCGCGCTTGATGTCGCGCCAGAACTGAACGATTTCAGGGTTGTGTTTAGCGCCTTTTATTTCAGTCAGGCCAATGTGCTTACGGGCTTCAATTAGCCAGCGAGGTTCAATGTTTGCCATATTTTTCTCCCGGTCATGGGTTAATAAGTAGGCAAACTATGGGGAGTATGTGATTTTGACGGTAGTATCGTCCCCCTGAAAATAACATTCTCCATACCCTCTCAACCGTACCGCATAGCGGAATTTTTTACGGTTTAGAGGGGGAAATCCTTTGGACAAACTACTTCATTCAATCAGTGAAGCCTCCAGCTTAGGCGAACTGATTGAAATTGTTAGTCGGTTGCATAAATTACGTGCTGTTGCGACCTTTGGCGTCAGGAAAGCCGATGGCGTCAGTATTCAGAAAACACGCCGGGCAGCAAACAATGCCGCAGTAAATCTTCTTAATTCCCTTCCGCCCGGCTTCGATGGGGCGAAATTAACTGACGAACAACGTCAGATTCTTGCTGGGTATACCGGTGAAGGCGGCCTGACAGATGGTGAGGGCAGCCAATACGAATACTACACGCCACAGTTTATGGCTGAAGGTATATGGGATCTGTTTGCTGACTACGGTATTGATGGCGGGCACGTACTGGAACCATCAGCGGGCACAGGTATTTTCCAGGAGACAAAACGGCAGGGCATGATAATGACCAGCGCCGAACTGTCTCCGATTTCTGGTCGAATAAACCAGCTTTTGCACCCGGAAGACGATGTGAATATCGGGGCGTTTGAGGCGCTGGCGGCGAAAGATGCAATGTATGACCACGCTGTTGGTAACGTACCGTTTGGTGAAGGGCGTTCCGGCGTTGCCGGGCTTGATCCGGCATATGCAAACGAGAAGAACGTTGGCAATTACTTTGTGCTGCGCACGATCGACAAGGTTAAGCCTGGTGGGCTTATCGTATTGGTGGTGCCAAATGGCATGACCGATGGTGCGAAATATAAAAAATTGCGCGATAAAGTCAGCCGTAAAGCGGAATTTTTGGGCGCACATCGTATGCCTTCCGGTACGTTCAGCGAATCCGGTACAGATACCGTGGTGGACGTATGGGTATTGCGTAAACACCCGGAAACCTTCCTGGAGATGATCCCCGACACGGATGATTCAACACTCAAATCGGCAAACGTCCTTTGGGATACCTTCCTCAAAGGAAAATGGTTTACAACCGAAGGGAAGCGATTTGTTTACGGCGACATGGAACGTACCAGCTTCCGCAATACCCTGGTGGTGAAAAAAGACGGTCGTGTATCCAATGAGTCGATGAAAACCGCGCTATCTCGTCGCTTTGATAGTCGCATCAATTGGGATTTGCTCGGCGTAACTACTCAGGCATGGCAGGGCGCGAAAGTGGGCGATAAACGCCTTGTAGGCGGTATCTGGCATGAGTTTGATGGTCTGAAATGGGTTAAGGACACGACAACCAAATCCTCCGCGCTTGATGTAAGTCGATATGGTGTTTCGACGTTTGGCGATCTGCAGATCGCGTTCCAGTCAACAAACGGGATTCTGGCTTTGTCATGGGACCAGATATCGGCGATCGCGTCCGACTATCCATCGGTTGTCAGTGATGAAGTGGCAGCAATGATTCGCTTTGCTGGCAAGCAGCGAGAAAAAGACAGGGAGCGCGTTATGCGCGGTGCGCTGATAGGTCAGTTGATCAACAAGGCACTTGATTTGCGTAACCTGGGTGTGAACGTTGATGACAAACTGGCAGATGCATCCCGCCTGGCGGCAGCAGAAGTTGCGAAGTATGGGCCACCGCACGCCATTAAGCTGAATGGGCTTGCTGAAGCTGGCGCTAAAAACTGGATGACGTTCACTGGCAATGTGAAACAGGATGGTTCCACTTCTGACCTTCTGGCAGGGCGACTTGATGTAACGGATGGTGCTGCCGGTATTGACTTTACACGTCCTGAACAAGTGATAGCACATCTTTTCAGTGATGTAGCCCTTAATCCTATAACGCTGGGAGACTTTCGTGAGGCGTTTGCTGGTGAACTGCCAGAGGACGACGACGCGGCCCTTGAATACCTGGCGAAATTTGATGATATCGCTATTGATGGGTATGGCTGCCTGCTGCCGATGGACCGCGCCACCAGCGGCGATATTGCAACCAAAACAGCATTGCTGATGGGCTGGCGTGATGCGTCAACAGGTGAGCAGAAAGCGAACTTTGAGCGTCAGTTGGCGAAAATCGAAGAGAAACGTATTTTCACGCCACTAAATAAAGTCACCGTTAATCTGAATGCCCGCTGGCTGGATCGCCGCTTGATAAAAGAGTTCCTGGCAGAGCAGGGCTATGACGAGTTTAAGTACACTGAACCTGATCTGAAGGTCGTCGATGGCATTCTGGTATCTCCGGACGATTACGAAGGTAAGGACGGGGTATTTACCGGCTATCAGCTACGAACCGTAAACGGCAAAAACGGGAATGAGTTCAAGAAGGCCAACAATAAAGACGGCTTCCTGAACCAGTTAGAAAACTACCTGAACGGTGTTAAACCGCGTGGGCAGAACGCTAACGAGTACCTGGATAAAATTGCTCAACTGGAAGTTAGTTTTAACGACTGGTTACGCACTCACCCGCAGGCTGATCAGATAGCCCGCGAGTATAACGACGCATTCAATGGTTTCATTCCGTTCACGCATTCTGACGCACCGCTTGGCCTGGAAGGGCTTAGTGGAAAGCGCATTCCTCTTACTTATCAGAATGAAGAAGTTCGGCGCTTGTCAGAAGATGGGCGCGGCATCATGGGATTTGGTACCGGGCTGGGTAAAACCACGACCGCGCTTGCGCTTGAGGCGTATAACTTCGAAACAGGTCGCACTAAACGCACGTGTATTGTTGTTCCGAAGGCGGTTTATCAGAACTGGTATCACGAGGCACAGAGTTTCTACAGTGCTGATGCCTTCGCCAATATGATGTTTATCGGTTTGGATGAAGTTCGTGATGACAGCGGAAATATTCTGACCGCGCCGGTGCTTGATGAAAATGGCGAACCACGCCTCGACAGTAACGGGCAGCCTCTTACCAGAAATGTTGTGAAAGAGTCCGCCAGCGCCGTTATCGTTCAGCGCATGAACATGATCCCGTCGTCAAATTGGCGAACGGTCATCATGACAAAAGAACAATTCGCGTCTATCCCGCTACGAGAAAAAACCATCGAGGAGAACTCACAGCAAGCTGTCTTTAATGCTGTGGAAATGGGGCGTCTTGACCTGGCGTCCGGTAAACACCGTGATGCGCAGAAGAAGAACAAGATTAAGGATCAGGCCGCGAATACCGGTACAACGAAGAAGCAGAATATCCCGTACTTTGAGGATATGAACTTCGATAGCGTGATTGCCGACGAGGGGCATAACTACCGCAACTCCTTTAATGCCGGGCGTGAAGCGGGACAACTGGCATATTTGCCTAACCCGGCAGTATCCAAGATGGCCCGCGACATGGCTGTAAAAGCTGCGTACATGATGAAACGCAACAACGGGCGTGGTGTAGTCATGCTGACGGCAACTCCGCTGGTGAACAGTCCGATTGATGCCTTCAACATGCTGTCTACTGTCATTCCGCAGGAAGAGTGGATGCGCATGGGCATCATTACGCCTGATGATTTCGTTCGTGTGTTTGGCAAAACAGCCACAGTTCAGGTCCAGAAAATTTCCGGGGAAGTGGAAGAGAAGCAGGGGCTGGTGGGCTTCCAGAACCTTGACGGCCTGCGTGGTATTTTCCATCGTTGGACCACTCTGAAGACTGCTGCAGATGTCGGAGCAACGGTTAAAATTCCCGACATCATTGAGAACACCTTGCAGATCCCGATGACAGGGGAGCAGGAGACTGCTTATGAAGAGCTTCGTAAGCGTGCTCAGGAGTTAAGTCGCAATGATGAGCTGACAGTCGATGAAAACGGGCATATCACTAACGACAAACCGGATGATTTCATCTTCTCCATCATCCGTGACATGGACAAGGTTGCTATAGACCCGGATCTGTATGCCAGTGCGATTACATTCCAGTTCCCCGTTGAGCTTGCAGACCAGGTAAAAGCTATTGCTGATGCCTTGCCAAAAGTAGCTGGCGGTAAAGTGGCAGATGATGTTGATGAGGCCGAGGAAGACGGCGCTGGCGGGCTGGTCAGTACGCGTACCAGCAAGGTAGTGAAGACCGCTTTTAGTGAACATCCGACGCATGTTGAAATACGTGCCAGCATTGAACTGGAAGCTGAAATACTTAAGGCCATTGCGGCTGCCGGTATTGATATGCAGCAGGTATCGCACCCCATCCCGCCGAAGTATGCCGCGCTGATCGAAAATCTTCGTGAAGGTCTGAAGAACGGTAAGCAGATCGTCTTTATTGATGAAAAAGCCCAGCACCAGAAGCTGCGCCGTATTATCGCCAGTGCACTGCAAATGCCGGAGCAGGAGATTGGCATTATCAATGCAACGACAGTTAGCCAGGCTGGCGGCATCAAGCTGAAGAAGGTGAATAAGCCGACCGAACCTACTCCAAACAAAAACGGTGAATACAAAGAAGGGGCATGGGAAACCTACTACAGCAAACTTGCCCAATATGAGGATTATCTCTCAGCTAAAAATGATGCTGGCCTTGAGGGCATGGAAGGTATTGCCGCCGACTATAACGAAGGTCGCACGCGTATCATAATCTGTAACAAGAAGGCTGAAGTAGGTATTAACCTGCACATCGGGACAACCGATATCCACCACCTGACACTACCCTGGACACCAGCCAGTATCGACCAACGAAATGGGCGCGGTGCGCGCGTAGGTTCACCGCAAGAGAAGGTCAATGTTCACTACTATTGTGGCAAAGGCACATTCGACGACTTCCGTCTGGATACGCTGAAACGTAAGAAAGATTGGATCAAGATGGTGATGACCTCCGACATGTCAGAGATCGCCAATGGTGATGCGGATGATGCTGATGAACGCGCCATTATGCTGGCGGCAAACCCGGAAGAACGCCGCGCAATCATGGCTCGCCAGGCGCAAGAGCGTGAAGAACGTCTGAAACTGAAAGCACAGCGCGAGGCCAACAATGCTCTCGATATCTACCTGAAAGCGGCAAACGCCGCCGGAAAAGATATCGGCATGATGGAGACAGAACTGAAAAGCGCGATGGAACAGATAGAGTATTACCAGCGCAATCTTGACGACCTGATAAAAGCGGGTACGAACAGGAATGGGCAAAAATACGCGCTTGAGCAGTTGAGTAGCTACAGAAAACGTGCGCGGGTGCTGCGGTTTGCGATCACCAGGGCAAAAGACGCGGATACCATAATGAAACGCTCTCGTGGTGATGTGGAGCGCGCTATTAAGTCTGGTGTGCTGGATATCAGTATCGATGTTATTCAGAACCCACAGGAATATATGCGCACTGACAAGAATATCCTGTTGCATAAAGGTAGTTATTACCGTGCAGTCATTGATGATCGCGAAACAACAGCGATTGTCCGGGTGGAAAAAATTGACGGTGAAAAAGCACAATACCTCTGCCGTATCGCCTGGCTGGATAGAGCAAGTCGTTACGCTCGAGCACCGGGGTCAATCGTTACATTGCCGTTTGACTCTGTGATTGAAGCGGTAACTTTTGAAGAGGGGGTAGCTGAATCGCGCGCAACGGCTGCGCGTGGTGTTCAGTGCCACCAGCTATCAACAATACTTACTCGCGATCAGTTCTATGATGCTATTCGCAATGGGGTAATGAATGTTATTGCTGGTAAACCTGGTAATGCATGGGGCGGTGGGTCAGCTATTAAATACTGGGCTTATCGCACAGATGATGGTCAGATCGCGCTGTCATCGACCTATGATGGCATGATAGGACAGAAAATCGGGCGTACATCGGATATTGCACCAGAGCAGTGGATTTACCCTGATATCAACAATGAGGCGCTGAAGCGTGAAGTGGCAAAAATACAAGCCAGTGATAATCCGCTGAATATCGTGGACGGAGAGGGATTCCTCCAGGCATTGTATGGGTATGATTACATCCAGGGAATGCAGGCATGGGGCGCACAAGCAACGATGGATGATGTTGCCCAGGAGTTCGAAAACTGGATGGCTGGGCGTGGTCTGTCAGGTCGTTCGCTTAATAAAGTCACTTCTGAAGATATTCTTAGCTTGTTCCGTAAACCGTCCGGAGAAGGTCTGGAATCATTCTGGAGGACCGTGCTGGCATACCGTTTATTCCAGGGCAGGATGAAAGCCTTTAGCAATATCGATGATATTGAACGGATGTTTAATCAGGTCAAGATCGCGAAAATTAAGGCGAAGATCGAAAAAACACGTTCTGCGCTGGTGGCCTGGCGCGATGCATTGTTTGAGCAATATAAATCACTCAGTGATGCAGATGGATGGGCGGCATTGGAACAGCTGGCGAATAATGGGGTAGATGGAGCGAAACTCGCCATTGTTCAGGCTGATAACCCCTTGGAATCACCGGCAGCACAGTGGATTAAGGTTGGGGCTGTCATCAATGCATTTGATGAAAAACACATTAGTAAGGACGATTTTGCTGATGCTGTTTCTGTTAATCGCCTGGTAGAAATGGCTACCCGTCGCGCCCGTGAGTTGAAAGACGGCGACTATGTGAATGAGTTGCCGGATGCGCTCAAATCGGCAACGTGGCAGGACTATGTATCGCTGAAAAACGGCGGGGCCACTGAATCAGAGATCGCGAAAAGGCTTGAGCAGGCTGAAAGCAAAAGAGAAGAGCAGGCGGCAGTGGCTGAAGCCAGAGCTGATGAAGCGGCGAATGATGACTATATCATTGTGGTTAATGATAAGCCGATTCGCGCTAAGGCGCGTGTTCGCGGGCGCTGGTGGAGCGTCAGCGAAGACGTTGGCGCGGTTTATCTCATTGCCGACCAGCCAGGTTCCTCGACAATACGGAACGCCAAAGACGCGATTAAGAAGATTGGCGGGCGTTTCTGGAATTTTGAAGCAAACCCGGTTGCTGATGTGAACTTTGACCGTCCTGCATGGATGGTATCTACGCGTTACTCGGTAGATGAACTGCGTAAAATAATCGCCGATGCGGCCTAACAGATAAGGAGCGGCCCCAACCGGGGCCGAATTTGAATGACGACATTAATTGACACTGTAAAACCGACGGAATCCTACCTTGAGGACATTTTGCCGCAGGCGCTCAATGGCAGGAGTGAAGAAGAATACCTGACAGTTTATCTTGATGGCATGGTAGAAAGACTGAAGAAAAATCCACAGCTTTATCACCTTTATGGTCCGTGGTGGCCCGCGCTCAAAACGATATTGCTGGAGCGCGGCGACATATCATTTGGACAAGTTGTAGATAGTGATGTGGCAGAGATCTACAAAATGAGTCGCCCGGCGCTTACGGTTTTGGCTGGGCATCTGTATTCGAGCGATCGCCTGGAAAATGACGCGGTATACAATCCCGTTCATGCTCTGGAAGTCGCACCTTATGCTGATGATACCGAGCCATACGTGTACATAAGTTACGACGAGTCTATAGAGAAATATCGAATCATGGGGTAGCCATGCGAAAGAATCGTAGGTTTACGGTCGAAGACCTAAAGGAATATTCCATATCGAAGGGGTATGTCCTTGAGTTCCACCGTTACAAGAAGGTTTTTACGCTGCGAAAAGCAGAAAACCCTGCGAACTGGAGCTGGATATACTTTCCTCACACCGATGATAAGTTGGTAGAACTTGTTGATGATTTAACCTATGAAGGTTGGTTGATCGCAATCGACAAGACAATCAAAGAATTATCCGAACAGGATAAAATAACCCTTTAAAAATAACAGGTTGGGTAAATGCCATGCGATTTACCCTCCTTGTTGATTAAGGTCACTCTTTACTCTAAAAGCAAATCCGACCTGTTGCATATAGACCATCCTTGAGTAGTATCTCTCTTGTTTTACAAATCTAACGTTGTTGTTATTATTTCGCATATTTACCATCAATGGGTGTGTTAGAAAAATAGCGCGAAAGAGAAGGCGTCGCAGTGAATATTCTGAAACATCCCCACATGCCGCAGCTCTTAGAGAACTGGAGAAAAACCCAGATCTAATCAAAAGGAACCATGAGCATTACGAGCAGGTTCGCGTCCTGGACTGGTTGTATCGCAATATGCGTTATGTGTATGAGCATACTCACGCCACTCCAAACGGTGGCCTGCGAGGCATAAGGACGGCAATAAAAATGGTGGCAGAGGGCCAAAAGAAGGGATATCCCGATCTTTCTATAGACCTTGCTTGTGGGGGATACCACGGAATGCGCATTGAGATGAAACATGGGAGAAATCGCCTGACTCCCGAACAACTCGTCTGGATGACCCGCCTCACTGAAGCCGGTTACTACTGCTTTGAGGCGCGCAGTGCCGCTGAAGCCATAAAAGCTATCACGGAGTATGTTTGTCTTGATTAAACGGAGAAATCGTTTTGCGTTTACTTAACGTGGCAGAACTTATCCCTGCAGGAACTAATGCTATCGCTCGTCGTCGCTCATGGCAGCAGGCTCTATGTATTGAGATCTCGAAACGTATCAATGGAAGTTTTGAAGCTCGCAATATTGTTACTGGCGATAAGGTTCACATAACCCCGGAAAGTGCAAGCGCTGATGATTGGGAGTTTGTACATTGAGCAAAAAATATTATGTGAGTCTGGCGTTCGCTGACGATGCGGGGAGGACGCGGAGTATCACGTTGAGCACACCGGTTAAGGCTGTGACAGCGCCGTTAATCCGTGAAGCTCTCAGAGAGCTGGAATTGGGGGAAAACTCGGCACTGTTGTCGGTTAGTTGGTTAGGGAAAATGTCAGAGAAACAATACGTGGATGGAGTTACCCCAATAACAGTAATGAGGCTACTTTCATTGCTGCAATGGGCCATCGTACCTGTATTTATCGCGTATCTTATTTATCAGGCTGCAACACAGTAATTGCATAAAAACCCGCCAATTAGCGGGTTTTTTGTTTATTGCATCTTCCGATACCGTCATCAAACTAATAAAATATGTTAGAAAACTAATTTAACAAAGTGACGGGAACAGCAATGAGTCAACACACTGATACTTCTAATCTGGAAATTATCTCGACAGCAATTGAAACGCTGCGCACACAAATCGCTCTTATACAGAAACGGAATCCGGGTGATGACCTGTCAAAGCGACTGCACGAGAGTGTCATTGCCACTACAGATAACCTGGTGGCGGAAATCAACAAGCTGCTTGATGATGGGGCAGTTGATTACAATAAGCTGGTGGATCAGTTTGAGGAATACCAACAAGCCGTTAATGATGGCTTGATCCGTTTTTCACAAGTCACAGGCGTATCAGCGACAGTTGAAAGCCTGGGCGATGCAGTTAATCAATTTGCCGCGAATATGCGTAATGAGATCGGCAATCTGGAAGCGCGTCTTGAACAGGCAAATACACTGCGTAAATCTGCCGAAGCCGATTTGAACCGTTACAAAAAAGACTATCCGCCCAGCCTGACAAAGCGGCTGGATGTTGCGGAGAAGGATAACCGCACGCTGAAAAGAGAGCGCCGGGAACTAAAAGAGCGTTTAACCAAGCTCAATCAGCAATGCATTGATTATCAAGGCGAAGGCGTCACACTGCGTAAAAAGTTGGCTACAGCGCAGAGCATTATCGAAACATTAAAGCGAGAGTGCTCACAGCTTGGTCACGATCTGAACCGTGCTTGTGGCATGGGACAAAGACCAGAGACATTTCCACTTATGTATGATGGAAGGGATGCCATTGCCTACATCCATGAGTATCCGCACGGCCTGGTTGCGGAAACTGGGCAGCGTGGCGAAGCACTGCTGACGGCTAATTACCATCAACAAATCAGAACTAATCGCCTGTTAACGATGGATGTGATCCCATCGGTATGGGGAACGCCGCTTTACTATCGCCTGCCGGGCTTCGAAAAGGACTGGAATACCGACATAGACGAATGTCTCGCAGATAAAATTATGGCGTACCTGGAGACGGATTTTCCGCGCTTATATCGCCGGATTATGGACTCTAAGGATGCGCCAATCGATGAATTAAAAATGCGTCCGGAGACGCTGGAGGCAATCAAGCAGACGGAGTTTGATACTGTATTCAGTGTGGCCTGCATTCCAAGCTGTTTCCATGAAAGCATTCCGTTCATGCAAGGAGATCGTCGTCAGGAAATCATTGACGCTTGCCGGGTATGGGCGAACGAATGGGATAAGAAGAATGGGGGTGTAGAAGATCTTTATGGGAAATAATGTGTTAGAAATCTAAAATCACAATTCGAATGTATTGATTGTGAAGATGACTTAACATAGAATTTTCCTTGCTGGTGGGCGGTACCCACGTTTCGCTTGCTGGGCTTGATAGTCACTTATTGGTTATTGTTTGCCCACCAGCAATTAACAAATTAAAGTGTTAGAAAAGTATAGTAAACCAAGAGCACGCTTTGGCACCGAGCAGACCAAAGTTCAACAGGTTTAGTGCGGAAAGTGGTTTCAGAGAGAGCACTTTGCGGAGTAAACGACAATACATGTTGAGCCACGGAAGGTCTTTTTAAGGTGTTCATTGATGATGGTCCGGCAGAGAGTAACGGTACATGCTGCATCTAATCATCAATGCACATCTTCAACATTAAGGAGGCATAGGGATTTTTGTGGCGGTTACCTTTTGCCCTGAGTCTCCTTAATGTTGCGGTAATGCACCTATGCGGATGTGGCCTTGCATTGTGTCTTGAAAGAATGGGGTAAGGCCGGGGATATCCCCAGGGGGAGGCACCCCCGCTGCAACGAACAGCCACAGACGGCAGTCGAGTGATGGGAACGTGAAAAGACTTTAAACCTCGTTATGGCTGGCGTGGCAAACGCGACAACCGAGACAGAGCGGTGACGGGCGGAGAGAGTGCCGCATCAAGAAAGAAGCCGACTTGTGATCCCTTTCAGCGGGCATTTGAAAGTGAATCCAGCTCAGGCAGTCGGCTTCTTTCTTGTGTGAGATGTAGCGTATTTGCCCATCTTCGGGTGGGCTTTTTTAGGGTTTTCGTCATGGTTAGCGACTTTGCGGCGGTTTAGAACCCGACCATTAAAGTAAATGCAAACGATGATCTGATGATGGTAGCGGCCTAAGAAGCCTGACGCCACGGGGTATGAGTCGTCCCCCGTCAAAAAATCGACCGCAGAGTGTCCCCGTCTGTGTATTAGGGAACGGGGAGGCATAACAGGCAAGGGCGCTGGTGTGATTAACCAGATGAATGAGAAGGGTCAGGTCTTTCTGGTCAGCGCCCTTACCTGTTACGTCCCTCCCGCGTAACAGCCATTGCTTGATGGTATATGGGAAAGTTTGTTGGTTACGGGTATATCCCGTCATGCTGAAGGCGCTAATCACGCTGGAAGCCAGGGTTATGCATCCCCTGTTACTGAATTGCAGCCAGGGCGCGGTGCGCCGAAAAGCATACGGAGGTGGAAGCCCTCGCCGGAGACGTACCCGGCACAGTGGTGGTGTAGCTCAGTAGGATAGAGCAGCAGCCTTCTAAGCTGTCGGTCGGTGGTTCGAATCCACCCACCATCGCCAATTCAGGGGAGTTAGTCCGTAGGGGTAGCGGGGTAGACTGTAAATCTACTGTCATTGCGACTCGGGTGGTTCGACTCCATCACTCCCCACCAAATTGCCGGTTTAGCTCAGTTGGTAGAGCGCCTGCCTTGTAAGCAGGATGTCAGCGGTTCGAGTCCGTTAACCGGCACCAACACAACAGGTAAGGGTATTTTGCGACGTCGGAGATCGCCGTGCTTGGCAGAGGGTTCGAATCCCTACGAAGTACCCTTACCGTTGTGATGAATGCGCAGGCTGATGCGCGAAAGACATTGCAGCTATTGCGGAAAAGAGCTGTTCGGCGGGGCAAATAAACGCCCGTGAGAGTCTGAAATAACCGCAAGCCGGAGATCAGCACCGGTCATCACAACACAACAGGTAAGGGCATTCTCCCTTATGGGGCTTGGCTTAAATGCATCGAGTGCTCTTACCGTTGTGATGAAGTGCAGCTCTTTGAAGCAACCAGAAGATAAGCATCTGGCTTCACAACATAAACCGCAGGAACGACCAATAAACGGTAGTCCGTATGGAGAACACCCCGTTGAGGAAGAGGCCTGGCCGGAACCGTAACCGGCACTACAACGTTGAGAACACTGGCGTAACGGGGTCATATCCCAATCTACGAATAAATGTTGCGTTGCAGCGTGACAACCAGTGTTCTCAACATTGTGGTGAATGCACAGGCTGATGTGCCGCAACTACAGTAGTGCGCGCTTTGCGGGGCTTGCTACAACCCTGTGTCGGAGTTCAGCACCGACCATCACAATCACTGGAGAGTAGGGAGCATGGTGCTCAAACGGTCTTGAAAACCGTCCCATTGCGCAAGCGATGATGGTTCGATTCCATTACTCTCCGCCAGTGCAACGTTAAGAGTATTTGGCTAATTAAGCGAATGCCGGAAGCAGAACCGGATCACCAAATGCGTACAGGCGTCATCGCCGCCCAGCCAGCCAAGTGCTCTTACCATTGCGGTGAATGCGGCTATGCGCACGCGGAACAGTTAAAACAATCCTCCTTAGTGGTTAAGTCAAACATCCCGGCGTTAATTGTTAACTGGTTAACGTCACCTGGAGGCACCAGGCACCGCAACCTAATAAATACGTCATGTTTATTGAGGGATAACCAATGTTCGGTAAATTTTTCGGTAAGAAAGTCGCTTCAGCAAAAGTAGAGCTGAAAAGGGTTGAGAATCGCGATCTGATGGAGGCCATTATCGGTGGCTGTTTGTTGGTGTCTGCCGCAGATGGTGAAATCGAAAAGGAAGAAACAGCGAAACTTGATCAGCTTGTCCGCTCTAATCCTCGCTTAAGTCATTTTGGCAACGAAATTACCGCAACAATCACCCGTTTTACTGAGCAACTGGAAGCTGGTTTCCGTGTTGGTCGCATGAATATCCTTCGCGAAATTGAAGATATCAAAAATGATCCAAAAGAAGCGGAAGAAGTATTCGTTAACATGCTGACGATTGCAGAAGCGGACGGTGAAATCGAGCCAGCAGAACACAAAGTACTGGAAGAAGTAGGCCGTCGTTTGGGCCTTCGTGTGGAAGATTATCTGTAATGATTGGCAAGGCGCGTATTGCGTGCGCCATTGGTTTTCTCGTTTTGTCCGTGCTGGTGGATTTCACCAGCAAAGTGATGTCGGTGTTGGCTGATGGGGCACTGGTTTCAGTAGCTGTGGTATTGCTATTGCCGATTATTAAAGCTGCGTTCAGGAACTCATGATGGATTTTTGGACGTATATTGATAAGAACCCTGGATGGTCTTTGCTATTTCTGCTTGTGATCGTATACGGAGTAGAACAAGTAGCGAAGAATCTCAGGCGTCGAAAATAAAAACTAATTGGCCCCTTAGCTCAGTGGTTAGAGCTGGCGACTCATAATCGCACGGTCACCGGTTCAAGTCCGGTAGGGGCCACCATATTTGGTTGTAACACGGCGTCTGGCACATGCGTCGTTAGCGGTCTGGTGACGTTAAAGGGGTTACCTTTTCCCCTAGCTCAGGCAACAAACCAGGTAGCCGGAATGTGCAAGCCCCGTTCATATCGTCGGACCGAGGACTCACCATCCTGGCGATTCGGTGTGACAGCCGGAAGAGTACGGCGCACAACAGGAAAAGGCGTTTAATTAACGCGAGCGCCGTTTCCGTTGTGGTAATTGCGGCTATGCGCTCGTGACGAAGCCATTTTCATTCATTGAGGTTCTGATAAGTGTCGTCGCCGGGCGTGGCTGACCTGGCAGGTGGAGGCACCACCGCCACAACTCCTTTCAATTCATCATATAGCCGCTCAGGCTGTAACCCTTAATTAATACGAAGTTTCGACATCTCTATCGGTTTAACCGAGAGATGGTCGCGCGTGTAAAAAGGAGACGTTATGTTAATGGCGAACGATAACGCATATGCAGAAGAAGATCTCATTTTGAGTGACTTCATAGGGAAGCGGGAACGCTGGACCCAAAAGCGAGAGGAACTTTACGCCTCATTAGTTCGCAAAGGCGTCAATATCGAAACCGCACAGAGCGGCGATATGACAGTGGTAAGCGTTGGATTGCACGGTGTAAGCGTGTCAGCAATCAATCATGAGCCATACGTTGCGTTATCCGAGTCAATGGTAAGGTTAGTTAAGTTCCTGAAGTACACAGAAGCGAATAATGTAATCATTGGCAAAAAGAATATCCCTTTTTCCTCGGCTTTTTACTGGATGATGAAAGGGCTTGATGCCCGGCGGACATCATGGCCTAAAGGGAGCTATATATCGATGTTCCGTGGCAGCATTGGCAGCAAAGAAAAGCTCTTCGAATTCTTGCCGGAAGAGGCATTCGATATTGTGGAAGGGTGCGATGTGATGGTGATGCCTCGCCTGGTAATGATGAATGGTGATTTACAGGCGCAGACAGACTGGTTTGCAACTGGTGTGGATATTATCGCGACTGACTGGGAGGCTTTCTGATGTACGGGACTACCAAATTAAGCACTCAACAGGCCACCAATATGGAGTGGTCTATCGCTAACTGTAAGATCGTGTCATGCAATGCCACGCGTACTGATGTGGGCCATAAAAGCACTATAACAGGCTATCTAGTAATGACCACCAGGGGGATAAGGGTTAGATTTCGCTGGAAAGCAGAGCAAGTAACCCCATTCAGAGAGCCATCAATGCCGCTGCAGGTTGAGCAGGATTATCTATGTTTACCAGAAATAGATGGAGGAATGCTGGTGGAGTCTGATGGTAGTAAGGCTGATTTTGAAGCCAATTTGAAGCTGGCACAGGCCGTAATCAATAGTTATCGCGGACAGTGGATCGCAAAAGTGAAACATGTTGTTCGTTTGTCTCGCTGGTAGCATTAGATATTTAGTATTAATTTTCTAATACAATCATCTTTTTACCAGTCTATACAGTTTTAACATTCTCATTATCATCCCCTCGGTCATTTCCTGCCCGGGGGATTAATGGAACAAATCAGCAGCGCAGAAATTGCGGATATCATGATCAGGGCTGACTGCTATCTGACAGTCACTGAAATTACCACTCTCGCCAAAGAAAAATACCCTCATCTCCATGTTTCACGAGTAAGTGTAACTAACATCATTCGTCATTTTGTTCGTTCAAGCAGGGCAATCTGTGAGCTTGATGATCGTGTTTACCCACGAAAATACTGGTTGCATGGCCTGAACGGATATCAGTTCAAGGTGCGTGGGCGAACCCCTGAATATGGCAGTTTACTGGTTAAAAACTGTAGCAGGAAATCAGTCGAACAGGCGCGAAAAGAGCAACGAGAGCTGGTGGACATGGCGAATAAGCTGTGGAATGCCGCCGTTAAAAAGCGTGGTGTTGCTTTATGAGTCTGGTTAATTGGGAGGAGCACCGCGCCCGCTTTATAGCGTTGCGTGAAGAAAAAGGGATCACTGTAAAGGAATACTGTGAGGAGCATGGCCTTAGCTTCAATACAGCCAGAAAGCATCTCAATATGAAAAAAAATGAGGTGCGGTCGCAGGTAAAGACAACAAAAAAAAGCACCAAATCACCTGAAAAAAAACGGGCGGGAAGAGCAACAAAAAAGCTGGAAGAGGGTGCAGAAAAAACAAAATTTACAGAAATTGACAATTCGCAGGGCGCAGGTTCTTTCCGAAGTATGCCGAGAAAGAAAACTTCGGATCATGAAAATAATTCAAATAATAACAATGAGATAAAAGAATCCGTCAGGAGATCATTGCGCGAAAAAATGGCGAAAATGATCCCCGAAGAAGATAAAAACGCCCCAAAAATTGAGGGATCTTCTGCAATGATCCCTGACGGTGCTGTGCAGCGTGCCACATTGCCAACTACGAATGTGGCTCGCGATATGATGAAGAACGGCGCAGAAGAACACCTGCGGTTAGCAATTCAAATGGCGCAAGAGCGCGCACTTCAGTATCAAAGCATTGTTGATCAGGAGGCCGAACGTCTACAGGCGGAAATAGACGCCTTGGGCGATAAAGAGCCAGAAGGAATGCACCCTGGGCAGCGCCTTCTCGGTCTAATCAGTGACGCGGCCTACTACATGAATGATTTTATCAGTAGGTTGGCAGCTATATATCAGTCCGAACAAAAGCTGCGACAGGGGGATGAAAAGCTTCGTCAGAGCGCTCGCCAGCAAGCATTCAAAGAGGCTGAGGCCAGAGAAAAACTCGAATTAGCACGCCTACAGGCCGAACAGCGTGGCAAAGAGATTGAATATCGCATTGGCGCTGACGCACGCGCAGCCAGAGTTATCGCCGCCGCTATACGTATGCGTGAGCGCGAGGAACTGGATGATATCGGTGTTGCTGAATACATCGAGCGCCAGGGTGTCAGCGTCCCGGCTATCCTCGCGGCGCGCGCGGCGAAAGCTATCACTCTTCTCGAACCACCTGTTTCTGACGTCAATGATGTTGATGATGAACAGCTGGACAAAGAGGCAAGGGAGTTTGCAACGCTTCAGGCTAACCATCCGCAATGGCTGGCAGAGCGCCGGGCGGATGTGGCAACCATTGTTGAAGAATTGGGGTGCGGAGATTACGACCGCAATGGCGAGCGTAAAGCTGGAGAATTCGAGGCCAACGACGAAGAGCTGGATATTGACCCTTCGGCAACGGCTGAAATTTACGGTGATTATGATGCATCTGATGCAGGGTATGACGCCGGAGATGATGATATCGCGATAGAACCGCCGGAGGATGATTAATGGCTGGCGGGCGCAAGATTAAATGCGTCACCAGCGATCCACGCTGGCGCGATATGGTAATCAAATACCGCTACAACTTTACCCAGGCTGTAGTCGATATTTTTGGGATGTTCCCCTCCCACCAGCAGCAGCAGATCATTCAGTCAGTGCAGGAAACGGGGAGTAGGACGACCGTCACGTCCGGACACGGAACGGGGAAGTCGTCCCTTACCGCGATGTTGCTGTTGATTTTTATGATCCTGTTCCCCGATGCCCGTGTCATCATTGTTGCTAACAAGATAGGCCAGGTAAAAACAGGCGTATTCAAATACGTTAAACAGTATTGGGCGAATGCAGTTAAGCGTCATGGGTGGTTGCAGACCTATTTTGTCCTCTCTGACACCATGTTTTATGAGCGCTCCCGTAAGGGGATTTGGGAAGTTCTCTGCAAAGGTTATCGACTCGGCAACGAAGAAGCGCTGGCGGGGGAACACGCGGCACATTTGCTTCTAATTCTGGATGAAGCATCTGGTATATCTGATAAGGCGATCGGCGTAATGACCGGTGCTCTTACTGAAGAAGATAACCGGATGTTGATGCTATCCCAGCCAACAAGGCCAAGTGGTTATTTCTACGATTCGCACCATTCTCGAGCAAAAACCCCAGACAACCCGAAAGGGATCTGGACAGCAATTGTTCTTAACTCGGAAGAATCACCGTTCGTCACACCACAATTCATCAAGGAGAAGCTTCTGGAATATGGCGGGCGCGATTCTATTGAGTACATGGTCAAGGTGCTTGGTCAGTTCCCACGAGAAATTAACGGCTATTTGCTTGGTCGTGATGAATGCGATCGCGCTGCTCGCCGCAAGGTGTTGTTGGAGAAAAACTGGGGATGGGTGGCAACGGCTGACGTTGGTAATGGGCGAGATAAGTCGGTCCTCAACATCTGCAAGGTATCAGGTCACAGGGATAAGCGGCGCGTTGTTAACTTTAAGGTAATGGAGATGCCTGGCACTATGGACCCATTGGCCTTTGCTGACTTCATATATAACGAATGTACGCCGGAAAAATACCCGAATATAACAATCGCGGTTGATGCTGATGGTTTTGGTTCTGATACGTGTGCGCAGTTGGTGCGTCGTGGTGCGAACCCGGTACGTATTCGGTGGGGAAAACCCATGTTTGCGAACAAAGACAGGGAGCGATTTGTTAATCAGCGTGCCTACGCAAACATTATGGCGCGTGATGCCATAAAGTCAGGGCGTATGCGGATAGACAGTGACCCTAAAACGGCAGAGCAAGCGTCAAAAATCCCCTTTTTACTGAATGAAGAAGGGAAAATGGCGATGATGCGCAAAGAGCACATGCGGCAAAAGCTAAACATCAAATCGCCTGACCGATGGGATACCTACTGCTTCACTATGCTGGTGGACTATGTGCCTGCTAATGAAGATATTGGTGCCGAAATGGCAACTTTCCGAGATCAGGTTCTGGCGGATATCGAAATGCCGGATCTGGATATATAAAGCCCCGCGATGCGGGGCCGGTTGTGATTACCAGAGCTTCGCGGCGTACTGCGTTTGGGGGAATGTGTATCCGTAACGTTCTTCGATTGCTTTGCCGTATTTTTTACGAGCTTCATTCAGTTTAATGCCGGTCAGGTCGTCTCCAGAGGCCATCATTACGTCTAACAATTCCAGATCCATTTTATCCAGCCTTGCCATTGCTTCACGTGATGTACGTATCTTACGCTCAATGATATGGCGAATAGCCGGATCGGCATCCTCCAGCATCTTAGCGGATTTCTGCTTAAGGCTTTCATTGCGAATATCGATGTTCCTTAAGATGTACGACTTCGCAACATAGCTTGGCTGGTGTTTTTCCAGGTCACGAACACGATATAAGTTAAAATCGCCGAGAAGGCTGCAAGGTACCGATTCGACGCCAGAATAAATTGTAATGCTCCGGCGTTCACCAACATTATTGACAACGGGGATCGTTGTCTTCGGTAGTCTTGCGAAAACCAATGCACCATGTGCGCCAACTCTAAAGCGAGAAAGGGCATTGCTGCCTTCGATGTTTGTTGTCAGCACAACATCTGTATATGCCTCTTTACGCGCCCGGTAGATCTCGCCTTCAGGCTCAGCTTCAAAGAAGCGCTGTTCTTCTTCAAGATCACCTACGATTTGAGAAAAAACCCTATTTTTAAGGCTTTTCTTTATGATTTTGTCGTATTTTTTTAGCAATTGTTCACGTGTAAATGTACGTGTTGTTGTAGCGCTTTGCACAACGACATGCGTGCTTTGATTGGTGTCCTCAATGATGAATGGGATCGGAGAATATACAGACTCAACAATGTTCGACGCTTTGCCGTCGGCATCGCGGCACATGTCAACGAAGGCTTTCCATTCAGCAAGACATTTTTCAGCTTCTTCTAATATGTTTTGGTCATGCGTTAATGCAACATGGCGGAATTCCTCGCCAGCATAACTGGTATCATGGAAAACAGAGTTTGCGACCACCAGCTCTTTCCACCGTTCAGCGGTTTGCAGGAACCGTTTGTACTCTTTCTCGATCGACTTCTTACTCATTATTCCTACTCGATTTAGTTTTCTAACATAAAATTACTATGACAAATTTATGTCGAATAACAGAGTGAGTAAAGGATCGAACTGTGATTTTTTGTCATCAATTTTAGAAAACCAACCGTAGAAACCACACTTCGCAAATTAAAGACCATGAAGGCAACGTGTTACTGGTCATCATCAATCTATGATGGATTAAAAAAAATCGGCATTTTATAACTTTAAATAATTGGCATTATTTAAAGTTAGGCTATAATCATGTGTAGATGAACAGTGTTGACATCACTGAAAATACGTGCATCGAATCAAAGGGTTGTATTTTGAAAATTAACTTATAGCTACCCTGTCATTTTTATATTTTTCGCGTAGCGTCATCTGTATATAGAGGTGAAATAGTTTCATGAGTGAATTAATTATCTCTGGCAGCTCCGGTGGTTTTCTGCGCAACATTGGCAAAGAGTACCAGGAGGCCGCAGAAAACTTTATGCGGTTCATGAATGACCAGGGGGCTTATGCGCCGAATACTTTGCGCGATCTCCGGTTAGTGTTTCACTCCTGGGCGAGATGGTGTCACGCTCGCCAGCTCGCCTGGTTCCCGATCTCACCAGAGATGGCCCGCGAGTATTTTCTTCAGCTGCATGATGCTGATCTGGCTTCGACCACCATTGATAAGCACTACGCCATGCTTAACATGCTGCTTTCGCATTGTGGCCTTCCGCCACTTTCGGATGATAAAAGTGTTTCTCTGGCTATGCGGCGCATCCGGCGTGAAGCGGCAACGGAAAAAGGCGAACGAACAGGCCAGGCTATACCGCTGCGGTGGGACGATCTGAAACTGCTCGACGTCCTGTTGTCCAGGTCAGAACGGCTGGTGGACCTGCGCAACCGGGCTTTTCTCTTTGTTGCATACAATACGCTGATGCGTATGTCGGAAATCTCGCGTATTCGTGTAGGAGATCTGGACCAAACAGGTGACACTGTCACGCTACATATTTCACACACGAAGACAATAACGACCGCCGCCGGGCTTGATAAGGTGCTTTCCCGTCGCACTACCGCTGTGCTGAATGACTGGCTGGATGTTTCCGGGCTTCGCGAACATCCTGACGCAGTGCTGTTCCCGCCGATACACCGTAGCAATAAGGCCAGGATCACGATAACGCCCCTTACTGCACCTGCAATGGAGAAAATATTCAGCGACGCCTGGGTGTTGCTGAATAAAAGAGATGCTACGCCAAACAAAGGAAGATACCGGACGTGGACCGGGCATAGTGCACGCGTCGGGGCCGCTATTGATATGGCTGAAAAGCAGGTGTCTATGGTGGAGATCATGCAGGAAGGAACCTGGAAGAAACCGGAAACACTTATGCGGTATCTTCGCCGTGGCGGCGTGTCTGTGGGGGCTAATAGCCGCCTGATGGATTCGTAAATTAAATTTCTAACACATCTTTTTAGATTAACGTCTTTGCTGTAAAGTACCCTCGCCTATTTAGGAGGGTGCTTTGCAGAGTCAAATCACGGAATCAAGACGCTTCAAGGTGGATGGTTACACCGTAACCTTCGCCGCTGGTGTTAAGAACAGTCATGCTGTCGTTGTGTTCGGCATCATGACCGGGCTTGAGGCCGTCCCTGTGTTTACCCTCGAAAAAAACTGGCGAAATCTGGAGGAAGCAGAAAGCTACGTCCGGAAAGTAACCATCATTGCCGCCGAAAAACTCCTGGCCCACTATCAGGAAAATTATCGCACTATGGTCGAGAAGATTAATCTCGCTTTCACTCGCCCCACTACCGGCTTTATTGCACCGGATACTAATGCAGGTCGATATCCTGCAAGGGGGCGTCGGTGAAAACTTATTACCCATCTCTGAATTGTTACCCGTCTTCCTATCCAGAATTATCCGGGAAGCTGTTAGCTCTATTATCTAAAGCACCTACGGAATGGTTTAAGCCAGTCGTTATCAATCCACACTTCCTGGATTACGGATCTGTTCGCACTCGTAACGAACTCAAAAACCTACTGGCGCATGGATTCATTCGACACCGTGCCGGGAAAGGCTATCAGTTAGCGATTGCGCCAGAAGAGGCCGTGCGGCTATTCGCATATCGTGACAGCCAGACAAAAGCTCGGGTAATAGCTCAAATACTTCTTAACGGCAGCACCTATGCCCGCCAGTTTGGCGGCGACACGTCGCAGTTCTTGCGGGCGGTGCGATCGCTGGAGGAGCAAGGGGTTATTGAAAGTTCCTGTCTTCCTGTTCCTACCGTTCCACATATCAAACGTCGGGTTTACACCTTCACGCAGAGAGCTAAAAAACAATGATTTACGTAAAAGTGAAACGCCTACATCCGGCAGCAAAACTTCCAGCTTATGCCACCTCCGGATCGGCGGCGATGGATTTTGAGGCTGTTGAAATAAAACCATGCGTCGATAGCAATGGTGCAATTTCCTCAAGCTGGTGGGTGTATACCGGACTGGCTATGGAGATCCCGCCCGGCTGGTGTCTGAAACTCTATCCACGATCCGGATTGGGCTGCAAAAAACATACTCGCCTGGCTAACTGCGTAGGAATTATCGACTCCGATTATCGCGGTGAAATCATGGCAAAACTGATTGCTGATCCCGGCGGGGAAGGCATTTGCCTCAAGCCTGGAATGGCTGTCATGCAAGGCATTTTTGAGCGTGTTGAACCGGTATCGCTGGTAGAAGTTGATGAACTCGATGAAACAGAGCGAGGTGCTGGTGGCTTTGGTAGTACATCGGAAGACCGCGTTGAAATCAAGCGTACACCGCTTCAGTACGAAAAGTTTTAAGTAGAGGAAAGATTATGGCTAGCACTTTTCAGGTGTTCCCCAAATACAAAAGCCACAGCATCATTCGGGCATCGAAAATCAAAGATATTGTTATTGTCGGCGAAACTGATGCGCCCATTTTGGGCAGTATCGAAGTCGTTGAGCCAAAAGGAATGACGCTTCGTGTTGATGGTGTGTTCTTGGAAAGATTCCGACCGCAAATAGGAGGATATCTCGTCACTGCTGAAAATGGCTATCCGGTCTATGTGCCAGAGAAAGCATTTGAAAAATGCTATAGCCGGGTTAACGACACCTCCGAAAATGGGACCACGGTCATCATTACGGATGACAACGGCGTGAACATTAATATTTCCGGAAGCGTAACTATTTCTGCTGGTGGCATCACCACCCAGCAAGAAGAAATCGACCTTGAAGCAGCCGACTTTTCTGACGCGCTGATGTGGCTGAAGGAAGGAAAGAAAGTTGCTCGACGCGGGTGGAACGGTGAAAACCAATTCTGCTGGCTGGTTCCTGAAGGACAGTACCCGGCACGAATGGAAGCCATTAAGGGATATTTCCCCGGCGACCTCGTTCCGTATGGTGCTTATTTCGCCTTAAAAAATGCACAAGGTGTAGTTGTTCCGTGGGTTCCTTCTGTAGGCGACTTACTGGCATGTGACTGGTTTGTAGTGGAGTGATTTAACGTGGAAAATACTAAAGCAATTCAATACCGCTTGCGTAATGGTCTGCTGGTGGATGTTAACGCCGACATGTCACTGCCGTTTGACACGATTGAACGCACTATCATGACGTATCTCGGCTTTAATGAAGAACTGAATGAAGAGCATGGCGTAGCTATATGGAGTGATGCGGACAGCGGCGTTCGTCGTTACATCACCGCCAGGGGCAAAGACTACTCTCTGGAAGAACTGTTTGCCCTTGCGCAGTCTTTCGAATGTGTAGCATTAGACCTGTTTAATGATCCTGCTATAGCGCAACGACTTATACGCGAGCTTGGGCTATCCGTTACACCAATTATCTTTAAAAATGGCAGCCTGACTGGCACATGGCGCGTAGAACGCATCTCAAACTACCTTCCATATAACCGACAGTTAAATGGAGTAATCTCCGGCGTTAATCAGCCCGTAGCGTGTGAAAATGTAAACCTGGTTGTCGCTGTTTTGGCAACCGCATGTCGTGTTATCGGTTTGGCTAAACAGGCATTTATTCATTTCCCAAATGGTGCAGAAGGTAGCGCAGAGATTATCGCGTGTGATTTCGAATTTACCTGGATGCTACGCGAATATCTGGACCAAACAGTATTCCGTGCCGAAGAACTGGATATGTATATCACGTCAACGATTCCAGACGATGTGCGAGCTGAAGCAATCGCTATAGCCAGGGCGAAATGCCGTGCGGCGATTGCAGAACGGGCCAAAGAAGAACAGTCCAATGATACAGCGGCAGAAGAGGTGAAATAACAAAAAGCCCGCTTGGTATGGCGGGCTTCTTTTCAAATACTGGAAGCACTTTGTCTGCTACCAAGCATTCTCTGTTTAAGCACAACCATTTCCTGACGGCATAACACAGCAATAGCGGTCCTGGCGCCAATTTGCTTACCAATCAGGTATTGCTTTACCTCGCGGCGACTCACGCCATCAAGAAGCATCTTTAACGCTTCACGGGACAATTTGTTGTATCTACGTGCCATTAATCTACTCCGCGGAACCATACAATCTACGTAACGTGTCGGCGACAGAAGATACAGATATCTCTCCGGTCGCAGCCCCTACGGTAAGGTC